GTGGCTGCCAAGATCCGCGGCGAAGCGTTCAATTTGAACGACGCAATGAAGAAGTATGGGGAGGAAGTTTCTCCAGAAAAGCGTGGTGCACGATGGGAGCTGCTTCGCATAGAAGCAATTACGACAAAGCACCCACACTGGCCGGGCAAGAGGCGGATGGCCGAGCTGGACGCGCAGGACCTTATTCAGTGGCGTGATGCTCGATTGAAGGCGGTGTCCAAAGGCACGGTGCTGCGTGAAATTGCTTTGGTGAGCCATGTTCTCGATACCGCTCGCCAGGACTGGGGGTGGATCAGTAGCAATCCCATGGCTGATGTGCGCAGGCCAAAGACGCCCGATCATCGGGAGCGAATCATCACGGGTCCAGAGATCCGCGCCATGCTGAGCCAACTGGAATGGACGAGACGCAGGAAAGCGACCACTACAAAGCATGCTGTGGCACATTGCTTCATCGCTGCTCTGCAAACGGGGATGCGCGCCAGCGAGATCGCTAATTTAGAGTGGGATGATGTGCGAGACTCATTCTGTATATTGCATACAGGTCGCACGAAGACGGGTAAAGGGCGCCAGGTCCCGTTGACCCATGCCGCACGCAGAAACATCGAAATGATGCGTGGGTTTCATGATGTGCTGGTGTTCGGCGTGGAGGCCGCGTCACTCGACGCGCTGTTCCGGCGTCACCGAGCAAAGGCTGAGCTGGACGGGTTCACCTTTCACGACACCCGGCACACAGCAGCGACCCGCATGGCTCAGGTGCTGCATGTGCTGGATCTGTGCAAGGCATTTGGGTGGACGGATACGAAGCGCGCACTAACGTATTACAACCCAACGGGATCTGATATTGCTGCACGGCTTAACGCTGGGCGCGCCGCGACTCCCACTCAATGATTTCAGACAGCAGCCATTTGCCATCTGTGCCGGGGCGGGGCATGGTTCGATCCTGCGCGAGGCGAACATTCAAGGAGTTGCGGTGAATGCCCAGCCTGTGTGACAGCTGAGCTCGTGTGAGGCGCGAGCCTTGCTGTACGCACAGCATTTGGACGGCGCTCGTCAAAATGGCCACTTGGCTTTTCAAGGCGAGCAGGGCAGAGTTTTCTGTAGATGCGGTCATAGTGCGTTTGAATAGTTAGGCCCGCGGTTCGGGGCTTTCTGCTTTGGGTGGCTGAAGAGGTGCGTGGCCTGGTTATAGGCATCCCAGAGCTGCTGGCCAACGGCGCAGCGCGCCTGCTTGCCGCCTGATCGGCCGGCAGCGCAGCAGGTAGGGCAGTTGAAGTGGTGGGCGATGTAGGCCTTGTCTTCTGGCAGGCCCACGGTGGCGGCGCTGGTTGCCAGGGTCATGGCTTCATGAAAACAAGCCAGTGAGTCATTCCCGAGCGGCCACTGACTTGACCGAACAGCGGCTTCTCTGGTGTCAGGGCTAGGACCTCTTTCACTTTCACCTGCGTTTCGTTCCACTTGAACACCAATGTTCCACCTGGCTCCAGCACGCGGAAGCACTCGCCAAAGCCTTGGCGCAAGTCTTCGCGCCAGTCTGGCCCCAGCTTTCCGTACTTGGCTCCAAGCCATGATTTCGGTCCCGCATGGACAAGGTGAGGTGGATCAAACGCCACCAGCTTGAAGGCTCCATCCGGGAAGGTCAGCGCGCGGAAGTCCATAAGACAGTCGGGTTCGATTCGCAGAACACGCTGGCCAGATGCATTGCCCCGCGAGTTGTCGGTCACGGTGATGGCTTCGCTGCGCTGGTCAATAAATACCGCGCGTGGGTCCGACTTGTTGAACCACATCATTCGGCTGCCGCAGCAGGCATCAAGGACGCGGGGCGTAGTGTTCATATTGGTGGCTCCAAAAGAGAAAACCCGCCGAGTGGCGGGTGTGTGGGGTGGATACAGATTCCAGTGACTGCTAGGACGGCTGGTTCGTGATGTCATAAGCTATGCGCTGAATTGGATTGGGGCGCGATCCTTCAGCGCGGATGGCAATCCTTGCCTCCAGGCCATCCAGTGATCGCGCCGCCTGGCTTATCCTTCAAGCGCGCAACACCAACTGATGTCGAGAAGGTCATGTGAGCGCATGTCATGTGAATCAAGAATAGTGAGTCGGGTGCTGCTAATAATGGGACGTCACCATATATGCGGTGGCTCAATGTGGCGTGGTGAGGATTTTTAGTATGAATATAAAAAAAGAAGACTTGGAAAAATGGGAAACAGATGAAACGGGTTTAATGGTTGATCCACTCTTTCTAAAGAAGAGAATTGCTGATGTAGAAAATGCGCTTTTGATTAGCTTGCCAGATGAGTATTTGGATTTTATTCATCTGGTCGGAGATCAAGCATGTAGCCCACGGGATGAGCTGGATAATTTTATAGCAACATATAATGGATTTACTAGGGTGGCTATTATGGCTACCTTATCTTCTACAGATAGAGTTGTGAACTCAACCAAATTATTGCAGGAGTCAGTCTATGATCATCGCTCATTGCTACCTAATGGCTTAATTGCAATTGGTTCAGAATATGATGATGAAGGTGACGCATATATTATTTATGATGTGAGGCCTGCATCTCCCACCTATAGGAATATATTTCATTGGCGATACTATGTAGACAATTTGATTGTGGGTGATGGATTGGGGCTATTGGCTCTATCATTAAGAGACTTTTTGCATAAACCGGCATTGGAAAGAGAGCTCTAATTTATTGGGTGTTGTTACATAAATAGGCCCCCCTGAGACAGACAGCCTCGGGCGTTGAGTCAGTATTCGTCACCCAAACCCCGCTACAGCAGCACTAACTGGGCGCAATACAACGCTGCGCTCAAGGCTCGGTACTCCGTGACCATCCGCCAACGCCTGGAATGAATGGATGCTCAGGGCAGGCCTGCATGCCATGCTGCTTGCTCTGCTGCGGTGATTTCTTGCTTGTCTTGCATATAGGTGGCTCCCAGAATGAGAAAAGCCCGCGGCGGCGGGCTGGGGTGTTGGTGTTCAGGCGACTTTTCGGAGCTGGCCTGCTTCGCTGTAGTTCGCGGCCACGATGGCGCGCGAGAGTGGCGGGCACACGCTGTTGCCGCACATACGGACCTGGGCGGTCTTGGTGATGGCCTCACCGGCGGCGCCGCGGTCGATGATGTAGCTCTCGGGGAAGCCCTGGGCGCGGTAGAGCTCACGCGGCGTGAGCATGCGCAGGCCAATGTCCACGATGGCATAGGGCTCGCCATGGACCATGACTAGGCCCATGCGGTCCTTGGTGGGGATCGTGTGCATGGGATCCGCACAGCTCGCGTCCTGGCCGCCCTCGCTGTAGTACTTCACCAGGAAGGCTCGGACTTCACCCGCATGGCCGCCGCCTGCCGTCAGCGTTGGGAATGGCTCCTCGTGCGACTGGCCGAACTGGTTATTGCGCAGCTTGACCATGTGGCTGGTGACCAGGCCTGCGGTCGCGCCTTGGGCGGTGACGGTGTTGAGCGGCGCGGCCACATCGCGGATGCCATGGCTGAATCGCTTTGTACCGTCCTTGCCCTCGCCGTGGCCCAGGTGCACCAGATTGGCAGTGACCAGGCCCATGGTGTTGCCCGTGCTGGGCCTGGCGGGCGTGCCGCCGGCGGTCACAGTATGCAGGGGCTCGTCCGCTGCAGAGCCGACACTGCCCGCGCGGAACTTGGTCATGTGAGCAGTCACAAGGCTGTGATGGTCCACGCTGGTGACGGTTCCTATGGGGTCCTGCAGGTCACTGCCGACCACGCCCGTGTAGTGCTTTGCCAGGAAGGCCTGCACCAGGGCATGCTTGGGGCTGCCCACCACGGTGCCCAACGGCTTTTCCAGACCGGGCACGCGCGGCGCCTGGCCGGCACGCTCGCCATAGCCGGTTTGCACCAGCGTGGGAACGGCCAGGGCAAAGTGCCCGCCCTTGATCTGGGCCACTTGGGTGCGCAGTGGTTCGTCAGCGCGGAATGTGCGCTGCGTGCTTGCGTTGGCGTGCTCGGTCAGGAATGGCGCGCTGTCTCCCACAATGAAAGGCTTTGCCGTCTTCACCACATAGCGGTCGATGCCCTTGGCAATGCGTCGGCAGGTGGCGTCCGCCAGGGGGCGCTCGCGCTCGAAGATGGACGGCGCGGCAATGCTCCAGTCGATGCACTCGGCTGCAGTGCGCCAGGGCTTGAATCCCTTGGCGACCTTGCCGTTCTCATCGGGCTGGGCATGGGTAGGCTGCGGCCAGGTGATGGGAAGACCATCACGGCGGGCCACCAGGAATAGGCGCTTGCGGATGGTCGGTGCGCCGAAGTCGCAGGCGCGCAGCTCGCGGTGCTCCACCTTGTAGCCCAGGTTTTCCAGTTGCCTTTTCCAGCGCTGGAATGTCAGCCCTTTGCGGTCGGGGCAGGGGCGGCTATCGGCACCCAGTGGGCCCCAGGTCTGAAACTCTTCGACGTTTTCCAAACAGATCACACGAGGCATGGTCAGCTTGGCCCACTTGATCACCACCCATGCCAGGCCGCGAATCTTCTTGCTGACCGGCTTGCCTCCCTTGGCCTTGCTGAAGTGCTTGCAATCCGGACTGGCCCAGAGCAGGCCCACCGGCTGCCCGTCAGTGACTGCCAGCGGATCCACCTCAAACACATCGCTGCAGAAGTGGCGCGTTTGCGGATGGTTGGCAGTGTGCAGGCTGACTGCTTCGGGGTCGTGGTTGACGGCGATATCGACATGGCGGCCGATGGCCTGCTCGATACCGGTGGAGGCTCCACCGCCGCCAGCAAACAGATCCACGACCAGCTCGGTGTGGACGGGCAGCACAAATTGAGGGGTAAGCATAGGGCTCCAGAAAGCAAAAAGCCCGCTCAGTGGCGGGCCGGAAAGTTGTGAAGGTTGAGGTTGTCAGTGGCCGCAAGGAAGTGGCTGACCTTGCTCCTCTTTGAAGTCTTGAGGCAGCGGCGCGCCGCAGCTTCCGCAGCGTTTATCTGGATTGGTATTGCTCATCTCGTTGCTCCTCATAAAAAAGCCCGCACGAGGCGGGCAATGGCAATTGGGTGGAGGGACCTCTAGGTCTTGTTTCGGCCGCGATAGTCGAGGTCGGTAGCTGAGTAGTTCTCGCGCTTGCGCCAGTCCATCTGTACAGGGCCGGCATGTTCGGGAGGATAGGTGATGCGCTCTTTCTCCCGGCTGAGCTCCCATCGCTTGGCCTCCACGACATGGTGGACGGCCGACTTTTTAGTTGTGCTCATTGCAAGGCTCTCGCTAAATTTCCAAACAGTTGCCCCACGGTACAGGCTTACTGCAGACAGGTCTATTGATTTCTTTTTCGAGGGGTATCGTTCGACCGCCTCCAAGGACCGTGTCCTTCAGTGAGGCTGAATGTTGTGATCCCAAGGTCTTTCAATTCACCTATACTGGTTTCACTCGCTGTTCAGGCCGTTCGCCCCAACAGCGCCTGTCTGACACCTATGCCGCCCCTTGGCCGCAGGTAGCCGCTCTTTCTTGCAAAGTACGCGGTGGTCACTCCCCTCTAGGCGAACTCCCCCAGATCCTGAACATCCTTATGGATCTGCGTTGCCCCCTGCATTCAGAGCGGGCCTTCCCTATCTCATTTGACGGTCTGCGCAATCGTGCGTGCGGCCGTCCGTTTCATGCTGCAAAAAAACATTACAGAGCAGATTGGCCGCTATGCGGTCACGCCTCTGACTCAGCCGAGCTCCAGCGGCCAATTTCTGGCTGCCGTTTCCATTCGCCGCGGTGCATATGACCGCGTCATTCGATTTGTTCCCCAGTTTTCTAACGAGTCGCTTGCCTCTAGCTATGCCCTGACTGAAGGGCGAAACATGGTGTTGAACCAAAGGCTGAATTGAGCGGCTGAATCCTTCACTCACAGGAGACACTTTGGCTAAAGAAGAACTAATCGAGATGTTGGGCCGAGTTGACGAAGTACTGCCAGATGCGCGATTTCGCGTGACTCTGGAAAACGGCCATCAGCTCATTGCTTACAGCGGCGGAAAGATGCGCAAGCATCGTATTCGTGTGCTGGCTGGTGACAAAGTGACCGTCGAAATGTCGCCCTACGACCTGAACAAAGGACGTGTGACCTTTCGCCATCTTCCTCCTCGTACTGGTGCTGCTACTGGGGCCAAACCTGCCTTCAAGCGCCGCCGCTGACCCTTATCAATCTTGTAACCGCTCATCGCTGACATGCGTGAGCAACCTTTGAAAGAACACAATGCAATCCAATCTCTACGTTACCAATCTCGGCTATTCCATCGACAGCGAAGCCCTGCGCACACATTTCGGCAGCTGCGGTGATGTGGTCGCTGCAGACGTCATCATTGATCGCGACACCGGCCGTTCGCGCGGTTTCGGCTTCGTTGAAATGGGCACTCAAGAGCAGGCCCAGAAAGCGATCGAAACACTGAATGACCAGCCGCTTGGTGGTCGCGCACTGGGAGTGGCCTTGGCCCGTCCACGCAAATAATCTTCTTCGATCTGTAAGAAGGGCTCACGCCAAAAGCGTGAGCTTTTTTCTTTTGCAGCCTCTCTTCCCGCAAGAGCAACTCAAGAGACAAGCTTCTTGACTTCCTGAAGCTGAACCTCCAGCCAGCCCGCTTTGATGGCCAGCTCTTTGCATTGCTAGGCAGCTGCTTGAAGGATGGCAACGGATCTCTTGGCATCAGTAGGTCCGTTGCAGTACCTTATGGGAAAGGTTTGCTGGTAGTTTTGACCTGCTCCTTCTTAAGGAGTCAGCTCTCTTAGGCAGGCCAGCTGGATTCGCAAGGCAGTGGGTTCACTGCAAGGAGGCCGTGATGGAAACGATAGAGCAGATGGCTGACAGACACATCCGCGAAACCGAAGCTAGCCTGGACCATATCGACCTGCTTATGAAGCGTGCACAGAAAGCGAGCGCAAAGGCGTCTGATCAGGCGGAGATAGAGCGATTGCTAGAGCAGGCGACTAAGCAGCGGGAGAAGCTGGATCTGCATCTTGCGGCTCTTAAAGAGGCCAGGCAGCAGTCCGATCTAGAGCGGCTTGTGGAAGAGGGAAAGAGCTTCAGGGACAGGCTTGAAAGAATAAGAACGGGCATTGAGCGCTTGCTCTTGTCACTAATTTAGGCTTCTCAGCCCTGCTCCAATAAAGAAGCCCGCTCGATGGCGGGCCTCTCTAGATTGGAGATATTTGCTATCTTATTTATGGCAAATTTCCTTGGAAATAGAAAGAAGGCTTTTTCAGAAAGCCCCATACCTGTAAGCAAAGTAGCCTGCAGCAACCATGCCCACGATAGCAAGCGTCAGCATGATTCCTGCAATAGTGTTTCCTGGTTGCAAGCCGGCTAGCTTATTGCGTTCTGTTTTTTGGGATGCGCTCGTTTCCGGCTCTTCTTCTTTTGGCCACGGGAAAAACATGCATTTCAGGTTTGCCCAGAAGCCGTGAACTTTGCGTTGAGAAAGTTCATGCATAAAAACTCCTTACGCCATCCGATCTGGATATACATCCCAACCATGCTCTGCCTCCAGCTGCATAGCATTGGAGGGTTGCGCTGACCTTGCGTCCGGATTGTCAATGTCCACATCGCTATTTTTCATAGGCACATTCGGCGACCGTGCATGGTCATCGTGAGAAATCGAGTGACTGATGATTTCTGGTTGCAGCGCCTGTGGCGCTGGAGCAATAGTGATTGCTAGATCTTCACGTTGCATTAAGTCTCCGGTCTTGTCAGTTGAGCAATCCTCAAGGATTCGCTTTGCTTCAGTGGAAAAGAAAGCAGTTCCGAAAGGGGACTAGGCTTGAGCAAGCACAAGAGGTAGAAGCTCACTTAGATGGTCAATTGACTGCGCCACGTCTTGCCCATCTTTGATTTAGCTCGATTTCTGGCATGCTTGAAATCTGGAGAGTTCAAGCCGCTCAATCGATTTGAGAGCTGTAGGTTTCGGATCTATACAGGCAGGTTATTTGACCAATTGCCTTGTCCCTACGGTACGCCCATTTCATGGAAAAAACCGTTTTAACGCAAACACTTACATAGGAATTGTGACCATTGATACGTTTGCAACTATGGCATGTAGAGCTTGCAATAGGCAGGATCATCCGTACGCTCAAGCGACTACCTTCTTGATTTCCTGGATCTGGCCGTCAAGCCGTCACTGCCTACTCTTTGCACTGTTGGGCAGCTAAGTGAGTCGATAGAGGCTAGTCATTTGCTGGCGCTGGACTCCTAGGCGGGCGGCGTCAAAAGCGTGCGCTTGCCGCTGCCATCCATGCGCGACACCAGCCCCTCGGCCTGCATGCGCTCAAGCAAAGCGGCGGCCCGGTTGTAGCCAATCAACAGCTTGCGTTGCACATAGGAGATGCTTGGCTTCCGGTCCTTGCGCACCAGTTCAACGGCCTCGGCATAGAGCGGGTCCGGACCGTCGCCAGCAGCTTCGCAGTGCGGGGCGGGCGCGGTCCTGGCAGTGCTTGCTGGCAGAGTTTCCACAGCAGGCGCGTTCTGAAGCGAGGCGGGCAGATCGCCCAAGGCGGTGCGGCCTTCGCCGCCCAATGCTTCGATCAGATCAGGGATCAGTCGTAACAGCTCACCGGTGGCAATGGCCACATCAGTGTCAAAACCGCCGTCGTCCTTGCTGTTTCCTTCCATGACCGCATCGAGCAGGCAGATCTTCTTGAGCTGCAGGCCTTCGGTCAGCACAAAGCTCACCCGGTCGTCCCAGGTCATGGCCAGCTTGGTGGGCAGCTTGCCCTGCTCGATGTGTTTGCGGACCTCATCAATATCCAGCGGGTGGCGGGCGTAGCGCACCACGGCCTTGGATTCATCAGCAGCTTTCAGCTCCGTTTCGCGATCTGCAGTGAAGCCGGCGGGCGGCTCCTGCGTCATCAGCCAATGCGCCATGGCGGCCTGTGGACTGGTCTGGGTGTCCAGTAGGGCCAGGGCAAAGCCGGGCAGGCCTTCGACCAGCAGCGTCACCACCTCGTCGGCGCGGCCCTGGGCGCTCGTATCTAGCACCAGGGTACGGGCCTGCGGATCGATCCAGACCCACGTGCTGCCCTGCTTGGTGAAGGCCATGGGCAGCAGATCCAGCTTGGCCTCGTCCTTGAGGTCGCGCTTTTCCTTCTTTCCGGGCTTGCGGCCCTCGGTCTTTTTGATGTGCTCGGCCTTTTCGTTGACCTTGCGATTGAGTACGCTGGCCGGCAGCACCTTGGCCTCGGTCATGAAGCGCATCACCCATTGGCCGGCCACGGATTCAACCAGCGGGCCGTGCTGCTCACCACGCGGCGGCACCCAGCCCACGGAGCGCTCCTGTGTGGCGCCGCACTCCTCAAACACCGTCTTTTGCAGCGCATCTTCCAGCGCCTGCAGATCGCTTTGCCAGCTCTTGGCAATGCGGTAAATGATCATGCTCTTGAACATCGGGGCTCCATAAATACCAAAACCCGCGGACTGCGGGTTGGGTTGTGTAATTGATACGAGTCAAGACTGCAGGCCGCGAGTAGCTACACAATCGATCTCTGATAACAAATTCAGTTATCGGAATCGCTACTTGTGGTCATGTCATGAGAACCAAAGCCATTTCATTCCTGCTGACGTCCATCGTTTTCAGCGCCATGTCTGATAGAGCGAGTGCGCACGACGCCAGCGTAGTTGCCGCAGAGGTGAAAAGGGCTGCTTCTGATTCGCTGCAGGTCCATCAGAAGAACGGCATCTCCGGTTTGAAAAGCTCTGTCTCTGAGTGCTGGAAGGTGCCGCGTGACTATTGCCTCTACTTGGACTCTGCATCGCGTCGTATTGCGGTGGGCGCAACGTATGCGGGGATTGTCTTGGACGAGTATTTCTACACTGCATCCGTTTTCAAGCGCGGACACGCCTGGCTCGCGCCAAACGGTCGCGGACAGGTGGCAAATGATCAGTACTTGCAAACTGTCGATCAAATGATGGTCCGCGCATTGGTAATACAGCGAGACAAAATGATCGACGACCGACCTTGAGATTTGTCAGGGCCGTTCTTTTAGACACTGCACGGTTTTGTCGTCCAGCCACTCGGCGTGCATGCCTGGGCACGCGAACTCATCGCGCAGGCTTTGGGTGATGGATTGGGGTTCATCGGCTTGGGCATCAGGCGCGGACAGCCATGCTGCGAGAAGCAGAGCGCCGACGATGACCAGCACGGAATCAACAATCGTCTTCAGCATGAGGATCTCCTCTTCAAAAATCTTGTTCAGCTATCCGAGCTGAATGCTCAGAGGGGCCAGGCTTCTGGCGTGAGTGCAATCACCACGGCCGCGCCGACCAGGCAGAAGAGGCCGAAGCCGGTGAGCGCCCATTGCGCCGCAATCAGCAGCTTTGTGGTGTGGGCCGGGGATGGAGTCGAATGCATGGAATCTCCTGAGGGCAAAGAAAAAGCCCGCGAGCGATTGCTGCGGGCTTGTTGTTGCGCGTGGTGCGCTAGATCTGCAATGGAAAGCGCACTAAGCGCTTTTTAGCTGAATGAGGCGGTTCTGGGAGTGGCATCCAGTAAGCGGGGGTCTGCATCATATGCGGCCAATCCCAGGTGCCGCGCAGGGCTGACCAAGAACCATCGGCGATATTGCCGCTTCTGGAGCGGAGCAGTATTCGCATTCCGTCTTTTGGCGCCGTTTCTATCGGCCTCCAAACTGGAATTTGGGCATGCAACTCGCGTAGCCAGAATTCAGCGCATGCAGGATGTTGTGCGATGGTTTTAATGATTGACATTACGTTTCCTTTATGGAGTCGTGATGCAAGCACTGCGAGTGGCGGTTAACTTATGTTACATAAGTTGGCACTAATTTTTCAACTGGTATTTGCGCCTTGCTAGGTGCGACAGCGCGCTCGGTTGCTTCCAGATTCAAAGAAAAAGCCCGCGAGCGGTAGCTGCGGGCTTGAGTAAAGAGCCGGTGACCCTTTCGGGCCCTGCCTGGGGAAGAGGTCAGTAAGGGAGGGAGGAGGGATCCCAGGCTCGGCATAACCGGTAGATGGGGCCGAATTCTGCCTGACGCTTTTCGGGCGATCAATAGGAGCTCGTCTTACACGAAACTGGTTAGTTCCCGGTTTGCTCATGAGGCTGCGGCAGTGCGACTTTAGGCACTTGATTTGTGCGATGAGCTACCTTGAACTGCTTACGGCAAAAGAAAAAGCCCGCAAGCAGTTGCTGCGGGCGCGAATAAAAAGCCGGTGACCTATTTGGTCATGCCTGGGCAAGTAGAGGAAGTGAAAGGAGTCTGTGACCCCAGGCCCGGCAAAACAGGTTCGTTGCGTAAAATTTTGCCCAAAGAGAGTCACGGAATCAATATCTGTGTGGGTTCACAAACGAACTCTTCGCCATCTGGTGTGACCGCTGTCGCCACGACGCAATCGTCGCGTTCCTGATTGCCGCCAGCCCAGGCCCATTCCTGAACTGCCGTACCTGCTCAAGCAGTCACGCCAGATAGCCCCCGCTACTTTCCCGGGGTGGTCATGATGGGCACCTAAGACCGGTGCGATTACCCTCTTGCAGTATTCCAGCCAAGCCCTTGCAGGCCTGGTTTGTAAGAGCCGGGGAGCCGACCCCCGGCACCATCAAGAAAAAGAGCAGAACACCTGGCTTGCGGTCTGTCGGTGGCCGCATCTCGGATTGCCAAAATCCACGCCCGGTTGCAGTTTTTCTGTACCGCGCTCTTTCTTGATGGCCCCGCTATAGCCCTGCGGGAGAGGGCACATGTATGCCACATGCTGGCTGAACGCTCACATCTCAAGATCTCCGGGCACAAAAAAGCCACCTTAGAAGGTGGCTGTTGAAAATGAAACCGCGCAATCGTGGGGCGGGCTGTCGAGCACTCCTGCTACCAGTAACGATAGCTATGGCGCATGCGCGATTGCTTCTCTTTTTGCCTTCGCGTGTTTTTTTCAGGGGGTCCGCACTGCTCGATGTTGGGTGGACTGGGGAGTGGCTCGCCTCTGGCGAAGACTCGTCTAACGGTTCTCCAAACCTTCAGGAATGAAGATGGGATGCGGCTTACTGACATATAGACCTCCGGACTGACACGCGCGAGCTACAGGGCTCGCTGCGTCTCCGTGTGGTGCTGTCACGCCTTGTCGTCGACAGCAGGTGCTTCGGAGCTGGGCTGTGGGGCTTTTGGCGTCGGTGCGAGTGGTTGATCGATACCGGGTTCGATGGGTTGAATCTTTGAAATCGGCTCAAGGAGCATCACCCACATATCACGCCAGAACTCGGACTGACGTTTGTAGCCAAGTAGTGAAAACATATAGACCTCCGGTCAGATGCTTGCTCAAGCGGCAGAGATTTTGTTGAGGACCGCTTGCAGCAAAAGGCGGTTCGTTTTTTTGCGCAGCATCTGATCAGGAGATTCCTCCTGCAACTGTGCATCCGTTTGAAATGGCGTGTGAAAGATTTGGTCGTCATCCGCCACGTTCCGGGATTCGACTTCCTGTTTTGCGTCGGGACATCGGGAGCGGATGCTGAAGATGGTTTTGTCGATGAAAGACATATAGACCTCCGGTCTATGTTGGCGGTCCAAGATAGGCCGTCTCACACCACAGTACTCCTTTTAATACCCTTAAACGGCGCGTTCAAAGCTCACGTCAGGAATGAACTGCGGGGCGTCATTCGCAGTCGCTTCCACAACGAAAAAGCCACCTTGAAAGATGGCTCAGGATCCGGATTTCTTGCTCTTCAGGCTTAAGGAGCCGTGGAGTCAGGCCTTGTCCGTGGTTGCCTCTGCATGGTGCGCGGGCTGCTGCGCTTCGGGCTTGGCGGAAGGCTCTTGTTCGAAACTTGAAGGGCTTGGCGGAAGCTCAGAGATGGGCTCGAGGATGATCGACCACATGTCGCGCCAGAATGCGACGTACCTCTGGTACACAAGGAGTGGAAACATATAGACCTCCGGTCTAAAGCAGCAAATCAAGATGACTTGCATGTGTCCACAGTACGCTTTTTAAAGACCTTAAACGCTGCTGGAAAACAACCGAGAAGGTGGCTTGGCCGTTCTTTCTAAACGTCTGCTCGACGCAACCATCTCAGCCCTGACGCGACGAAACGTCTGTCCATATCGCTACTGCTTGCGTTGCTGCTGCTGTTCTTCCTCGTTCCTTTTCTTCGGTACGCGCGGTTTGCCTTGTTGCTGTGGGGCAGGGAGCCCATCCGTGAAAAAGAACATCAGCTTCAAGGTGTCCCAAAAGGATGGGGTAGAGATGGGAATGGGGTTACCTGACAAATAGACCTCCGGTCTAAGGTGGCTGGTCAAGATTGACTGCCTTGTCCCACCGTACTCTTTTAAATGACCTTAAACGGTGCCCTTGAAAAATAGACGCTAGCCATGTTGTTGCAGCAGCGATCAGTCGATGAAGCCGAGTTCGCGCAGCGCTTCTGTCTCTTGGGTGTACTCGGCGTCTTCGAGCAGCAGCATGCCATCAGGCCCATAAATATTGCGCTGTGGCGCGCCCATTACTTGCTCAATGCGTTCGACTTTGTAGCCGTGCCGCTCCCAGATTTCGGTGGTGTTTATGCGTGTCATGGATTCACTGTACTCAAACGAAAGCGCTGCTAGCAAGGCTTTCGTTTGAACCCCGGATGCGCTCCGGGTGGCGGCGCATATCTCCCACTGTCACTGGCTTGCGCTTCGCTCTGGCAGCTTTATGCAGATCACCATCTGCGCCGGTTAGCACCATCCACCGCTTCGGGGCGGCAGAGTCGCGGCGCGTTCCGGAAAGTCATCGGGGCGCAGCGTGTCTCACGACGTGCATTGAATCTCTGGCTTTTTAAGGACCTGAGGTGCTGGCTCGATCACTTGGCACCCATCGCTTTCGTTGCGATGGGTGTAATGTAGCTTTGCTAAATTAATTGCGCAATAGCTATGCTAAATATTTTTTGTAGCGTTGCTGTGTCTTGATCGTGCGCAGTGGCTCAAAGACAAAAAAAGCCCGCACAAGGCGAGCTGTCTCAGGTTGCGTGCTGTCTATTGAAGGAGGAGCATTTAGGTATCACGCACTTCAAGGAGAGCGGCGATGTCTACCCTCATGACACAAATGGTTGGTCTGTGGATCCTGGCCGTGTTGGTGGCCTGGGTGATCAACGAGATCAGGGACGATTGGCGGGCATAAAAAAGCCCGCACATGACGGGCTTTAGGCTGAATGATTTCAAGGCCAATCAGGAGTTTGCCTGCTACAGCCTTTTTCCGTTCCAAGCCCATACCACTCGCCCGACGACATCCACTTGATGATCGCCATTGAGCGTTTGCACAGTCTTGGCACTGGGGTTGTCGCTTGTCACTTGCAGCTTGCCGTCAAAGGTCGGGGTGACACGCTTGATGAAATTACGATCGTTTGCGCGCAGCACGTAGACGCCTTCGCGCGAACTTGGATCGCGTGCGCTGAGTCCGGTGTCGACAAGCAGTACATCTCCATCAGTAAAGGTAGGAGCCATGCTGTCCCCGTAGGCGTGAATGAAGCGCAGCTCTTGCGGGTTCTGGGGTCTGATCTGCTGATTGATCCAGTGAGGCGACAGGGCCAGGTCACCCACGATGACATCTGACTCCAACAACTCAGAGCCGGGCCCCATGCTGCCGCAGTTGGACAACACTGGAACAATGACTGCATCCGGCGCGTGATACATCGGAACAGCGCTATATGCAGACAGGTCAATTTCTTGTGCCTTTGGATGAGGCGCAGGCTGAGCAAGCTCCGAAACATCTGAGACCAGCTTTGCAAAGCGGGGAGCAATTTCTCCGATTCCGATTCCCAGCCCTTTTGCATACGCCTTGGCCGCGTCTAGGCTGATGGGGCGATGTCCGCTTTGGTGCTGTGAAAGCATGGACGCTCCGCCTGGAACTCCATTGTCCTTGGCGAACTGTGCTTTGTTCTTAACGCCGGTAAGAAGGCGACGCAGGTTCGCAGCTTCTTCCTCAGTAGTCCATTCTTTCATGTTAGCGATGCTAATAAGTATTTAATTTAGCGTGGCTTGATGTAGTTGGTTAGCTATGCTAAATTTGTTGTATGAAACATGCAGCATTCGCAAAGCGAGCCAGCACTGAGGCAGGTGGCCCGACTGCTCTGGCGCGAGCCTTGGGCAAATCCCCTTCCGAGATATCTCAGTGGATCAGCGGACGACGCCCGATCCCTGCTGCTTGCGCTGCAAGCCTTGAGAAGCTCACTTCTGTGACTAGGCAGGATCTGTTTCCCGATCTGTACACCCAAATCTGGCCTGAGCTGGCGCTGCCATCCACTTCAACCAAGGAGGTGGGCAATGACTGAGCCAACTCCACACCAAGCATCTGAGCTGGCGCTGGTTGATGTAGCGCCAGGATCAAGCGAACTCAAAAGCGTGGCTGAGAAGCCAGAAGAGCGCGAACGGCATTCAGGGTGTCTGCACTCAGGGCAACAGGGTCCATTTGCGCCGATATCACTGTTGAGCAATGAGGGCAGGTGTGTGCAATGCATTTCCACGATCTGCGGTCCGGCCCTATGCCGTTGAGGGTCGCAATGCGGAATTCCTGGATGTCTTGTTCGCACTTCGGGCACTTGTTCATGTCTACCCCTCCCGGGAATGGTTGTGTAGGAGCTTCCATTCTGCCCCGGGAGGCGGTGGGCACCCAGGCGCAGCACGCCGCGCAAAACCGAATCTCCTTGGCTTTGGCCAATCGCTACCCGGTGGGCTCTCCGCTGTGGCACCTGTTCAACAACTTCTATCGCCATACCGTGCATCAAGCGGAATGCGCGGAGAGCCTGCACGAGGAGGTCACGCATGGCTGACTCCAACACTCACGTCAAGCAACTTACGCACCTGTCCAAAGCTCAGAACGCTGCCCTTGGCGCTGTGCTGAATGCTCTCAAGGGGCTGCCTCTCGAGGACGCGCAGGAGGTCTTGGATCACGCAATTGGCCAACTGGCCGGGGACGAGCTCACGCCGATGTTTGCCCGTGGCATTGCCGGCCCGCTGGGCAAGCTGGATCACGAATTGAAGACGAAGGTCGATGAAGTGACCTTTCATCGGTTCCGCAGGAGCTGTGCTTTGTTGAAGTTGGATACCTCGGCGCGCATCCGCGATGCCATCTATGTGCTGGAGTGGCAAAAACCTTACCGACAGATGGTGGCAGAGAGGATGCTTCATGAGGATGAGCATAGCCAAGGGTTGCAGGCGCTGGTAGGCCACGTTCAGGCCCCCGAATTCGGAGGGCGTGGTCGATGAGTAGCAGCATGAACACGATGGCTTCGCTGGCACGCAGCGGCCGTGGTGAAGCGAAAGAGGCTGAGTTGTCAAGGCTGTATATGACGCAGCGCCGTGGCCTCTGGCTGCAGCAGCAAGCCTGTTTAGAGGCCCTTGCGCCCTATGTCCCCAAACGTCGTGCCCGCAAGCTGCGCCGCGCCGCGCAGATCGCCATCACTCAGAGCATTGCTAATGGCGACTTCCTTTGTGATCGCCCGCTCGCCGCACGCGCCGCAAACGAGCTCGTCGTTGATGTTCGGTTTCGGGAAATGGATGAGATTGTTGCTGCCGCATTTCGGGCAGCGAAGAAGCGTCTTTTCAGGCGCAGCACTGGTCATGGAGGCTCCTATGCGAAGTGAAGTTTTGGCGAATCAATCTTCGCATGGGGTGTCCTTCATCACGATCAGCAGCCGCGACATTGCTGAGCTGACCGGCAAGCGTCATGCCGATGTGATGCGCGACATCCGGACCCTGATGGACACGCTTGAGCAAAACGCAGATTTGCGTTCTGTTTGTTTTTCAAGCACTTACGTTGGGGAGAACGAGCAGAGCTATCCCCAGTACGAGCTGGACAAGGACACCAGCCTGACGCTGCTGCTGGGCTACGACCCCGTGGCCCGCATGAAGGTGGTCAAACGCTGGCAGGAGCTGGAGGCTCAGCAGGCCCCCAAGCTGCCCCAGACCATGGCCCAGGCGCTGCGCCTTGCCGCAGAGCAGGCCGAACAGATCGAGGCGCAGCAGGAGCAGCTGGCGCTGGCTGCCCCCAAGGTGGCCTTTGTGGATCGCTATGTCGCGGCTACCAGTGGCGAAAAGGGCTTCCGCGAGGTCTGCAAGCTGCTGGGTGCCAATGAACATGAGTTCAGCGAGTTCCTGGCGCGGGCCAAGATCATGTACCGCCTTGCCGGGAAGATGACGCCCCATGCAGAGCACCTGGCTGCCGGCCGCTTCAAGGTGAAGACTGGCACGGCGCCACGCAATGAGCATGCCTATGCACAAGCCAAGTTCACTCCCAAGGGGGTGGAGTGGGTTGCAGGCCTTTGGGGCACGCACAAGGCGCGGCTGGCCCAGGAAGGCGGTGCCGCATGAGCACGATCATCATGGCGGCTTGCTGGCCCCTTCAGGGCATGAGCCCCAGCCAGAAGGCTGTTCTTATTTCTCTGGCTGACCAAGCCAACGACGATGGCGTGTGCTGGCCTGCTGTCGGGACCATTGCCGCACGCACCTGCCTGTCCGAGCGCGCTGTGCGCGATGCCTTGGCCTGGCTGCAAGCGGCTGGCGCTGTGTTCCGCGAGTACCGCCACAACACCAGCACCAGCTACACCGTCTGCCCCAAGCGCTTCGATCCCAGCAAGGCGCCGGCAGAGAGCAAGCGCACCACCAAGCGAAAAACCAGTGTGGCGGCAAATGCCGCCCCCCCTGCGGCTGCCGCCCCGGGTGCAGATGCCGCCCCACCGGCAAATGCCGCAGTACCCCCGGCAAATGCCGCCCCAGCCCCGGCAGATGCCGCAGGTCTGGAGGGGCAAATGCCGCCCCCAAATCATCAGTTGAACCGTCACTTAACCGCCAATGAACCATCCCCGCCTGCTTTGCAGTCGGGCCGTGGTGGTGCAGGGCAATCTGAAAACACCGAGGAAACCGCACTGCAGGCAGCTTGCCGGGAGACATGGGCGGCCTACAGCTTCGCGTTTGAGCAGCGATACGGGGTCAAGCCCGTTCGCAACGCCCCGGTGAATGCCAACGTCAAAGCGCTGGTCAAGCGCCTGGGCCACGAGGAGGCACCGCTGGTGGCCGCGTGGTACGTGGCGAACGTCAACGAGGCCTTTGTGGTGAAGAACTCCCATGGCATGGGCGTGCTGGTCAACCAGGCCGAGGGCTATCGCACCCAGTGGGCGCGCGGCCAGGCCGTGACGGCAACAGCTGCACAGGCAGCCGACAAGAGCAGCGCGAACTTCGATGCCATCGAGGAAGCCAAGCGCTTGATGCGACGGAGCAAGGAGGGTGGCAATGCTTGACGAACTCGACACCGATTGGCTGATCGAAGAACTGGGCGCGACCATGGAGCTTTCCGGGCAGCAGATTCGCCCCGCATCGCTGAAGTTGCTGGCTGCTGATCTGGAGCACATCGACAAGTCGCTGCTGCGCATGGCACTCGCCCGCATCCGCGCCGAGCACAAAGGCCAGATCCTCACCGGCACCGTGCTGCAGTACGTGGACCACGCCATGGGCCGGCTGCTGCCGGCAGAAGCCTATGCTCTGGCGCTGTCCAGCTCGGACGACCGCGCCACCATCGTGTGGACGAACGAGATTGCCGATGCCTGGGCCGTGGCCGCGCCGCTGCTGCGTGCTGGCGACAAGTTCGGTGCCCGGCAGGCTTTCGTAGAGGCATACGGCCGCATTACTGGCGAAGCCCGCGCGCTGCGCCAGCATCCTGTGGTGCAAGTGAGCCTTGGTCATGACCCCGAGGGGCGCACCCGCGCCTTGCAGGAGGCCATGACTGCAGGGCGCCTGCCGGGCGGTCTGGAGGCACTGACCGAGGATGTGCGCCACCAGCTGCAGCTGCCTGCACCACGATCTGCGCTGGCGCTGCCTGCACCTGAGATCGCTTCATCAGGAGTAGAGCGCACTGCGCTGCAACAGTTGGCCAAGCTGCGCGACCACTTCGCCCGCAAGGCTGGGCGCTTCACCCATGCCCAGGTCCTGGCCCGGGCAGACCGCATGCGCCTGAATCAAGAGAAGCGCAAGACCGCTGCCGCTGTGCTGGCCTACCAGCAGGAGGGCAGGTGATGAATGCCAAACGATTTACCAACGCACTACCTCGCAGCCAGGGACCATCTGGTGCGGCTGGCAATGACGCCGGGATGGTGGCACTACTCAAGGCACAGGGCCTTGGAGTTGGAAGAGGAATCCGTGACACATGGGCACGGCCTGTGGCCGGGAATGCGGGAAGCGGTGCGAGCCGAGCTCAAGCGCCTGGGGTTCAAGCCACGGCCAAGCGATCTGGACCCGGTGGAGCCAAGTACGGCAACAAAAAGACCGTCACCCCCGATGGAGTGAAGTTCGACAGCAGGGCCGAGGCGCGCCGCTGGGGACATCTGTGCATGCAACTGCGCGCAGGAGAAATCAGCGAGCTGCGCCGCCAGGTGGTCTATGAGTTGGTGCCCGCCGTGAAGTTTGCCGATGCGAGCCGCGTCAAGCCAGCCATCCGCTACGTGGCCGATTTCGTCTATGTGGAAAAGGGCGTGGAGGTCATCGAGGACGTGAAGGGCGTGCTGACCACTGAATTCAAGCTCAAGCGCCACCTGATGAAGGCTCTGCTGGGTCTGGAAGTGAGGTTGGTCAAATGATCCAGCCATTGGACACCGCATTTTTCGGCAAGGTCGTGCCGCAGGCTGGCCAGCGCAAGCCGCCCAGCACATCCACGATCACCCGGCTGCTGCAGCCGCATCTGGACCGCATGTGCGACGGTCGGTACATGCATCGCGTCACCATGGAAAACCGCTGCGGCAACACCATCGAGGTGGGCGCACGCCGGATCTACGTAATGGACGAGTACGGCGATACCGTGCTGGTCGACGATTGGGGGCACTCATGGTATTGATGCGCCGCAACCCTCTCAAGCCCGGCAAGGGCTTCAAGTCTCGCGGTGGCTGGGCTGGCGCTGGGCTCCGTGATGAGCAGGACGAAGGCCACCACTGCGAACCCGGCCAGGCTGAAAGCCGTGAGCAGCGCCTTGCTGAGCGCGCCGCCCGCCAGATCGAGAGCGCCCTTGCAACGGCCAGCATGGTCCCCGGGAACGTCACCATGGCCCCTGGGGCTGGCACGACAGGCATAGCTGTGCTGAAAGAGCACGCCATCGAAAGCGAGCCCTATCGCCGTCTGGTAGCGGAGCTGCCTTGCTTTTGGTGCGGCATCAGCGGCTATAGCCAGCATGCCCACCTCAACTACGGCAAGGGCCTGGGCATGAAGACGGATGACCGCACAGGGTTCCCCCTCTGCTGCAGCCGCCCAGGCATTGAAGGCTGCCATGTGGCCTATGACAACTATCGACTGCTCGAGCACGGAGGGCGAGAGGCCCACCGCGAGTACGGCATTGAAGCTGGCCGCTTTACCCGCGAACAAATCCTGAAGGCTGGACTCTGGCCCAAGAAGTTGCCCCTGTGGGCCTGACAAGCGTATCGAACCAAATACCCTGGAGCATCAATGAATTCCACACAAGCAAAGCAAACCTCTGGAACATCGACACACCGTGCCCGTGATGGGGGCGTGGATCTTGGAACCACGGAGGAGACGCCGACGCTCATGCTGGTGTTTGAGGCAATCAGGCAGATTAACGATTCCGGCGGAGAGCCCACGCGCGAGCGCATTGTGGCCATGACAGGGCTCAAGCCCACCACGGTGGACGACCGCATCAAGGTGCTGCGAGGCGAGGGCATGATCAGCCCACACAAGCAGTGCTATCGCCCGCTACATCAGCATGTGGCTGCACAGGCTGTCTCGTGCACGGTCATGCCCAACGGAATTTACAAGATCGAGAAAGGCGACGAAGTGATGACATTGGTGCCGGCCGAGGCGCGTCAGCTGGCGCCTATGTTGGCAGGTAAAGCGCTGGAGGCTTCTGCGCTGGAGCGCGTTCAGGAGATGGAAGCCCGCATGGCGGAGATGGCTCAGCAGCTTCGAGAGGTCGACCGCCGTTACAGAGCGCTCAAGGCATCTCATTCGGGGAATGTTGCGCAGCAGAGTCTGGAATTGATCCAGTAGGGCAGCACTTCACCAGAACATCTAAAGGGACGCCAAAAGACCCGTGTACGACGCGCCGCAGCAAGTCTTTGCGCCTGCTCGCTTTCTGAAAGATCTCCGATTTTCTGGGCCTCAACTCTGCTTCAGTACCAGCCCTGGCACCGCGAAGGAACCAGGGCCGGATACTGTGTCGTCACGTCAGGGGTGGGTCACGCTGATGCTGAGGCTGTCACGGCCATCCGGAGCGCCAGAGACAGAGATGCCGATGCCTAGGGGCAGAACGATAGCGGCGCGGTAGTTGACCGTGGTGACGCCATCGTTCAATACGCTGCTACCTGCCGGCCTGTAGCGCAGGCCATCACGGGGCTTGTTGATGGTGAATCCATCCACGCGGCCATCGGAGCCGCGCTTGCGCGTGAAGCTATTGGTGGCTGTGTCCACGGACTGGATGGTCATTGTCGTGTCAGCGGGGGTACCGTTGACCGCGCCGCCAACCACGGTGAAGTCCCAGAACTTTTCCACCTGATTCACGGTGGGCAGGCTCGTGGCCGATTGCTTGGCCATGGCCCCCAGCCCATTGGAGTCGCTATTCTTGCCAAGCACAAACACGACCAACTTGCCTTCGCCGTTCTTGAACGGGAACAACCTTGTTCCGTAGCCGTCGAGCCACCATGTGCCGCTCGCATCACCAGCTATGACAGTGTCACGCCCATGGTGACTGCCGCCATTGCCATCAGTCCAATCCTGGTCGTTGATGCCATCTATCCAAGGCACGCAGGCATCCAGTGCGGCACAGTCAGCACCGTAGGTCACGGCACCGCCAGCATTGCGGGTTTGCAACGCATAGCCTACGCCTTGAGTGGATGAATTCACATCATTGTTGCCGTACCAAAGGATGTTCCAGGTTCCTGCGAACTCACTGACGGCTGTCTTTTGGGCGGGTACCAGTACGACAGGTGCTTTATTGTCCATGGGGACGGCCACGCCGACGCCAGACTTCGCGAAGTAGAAGTCCGCGACGCTCGACGTGAAGTGGCAGTTGCCGGTATCCGTAAGTGCGACCGTTCCCGAATTCAAGGCGATGGTCAGCTTCGAAGCATCCACGGTCACCAACTGAGCTGCTTCGGTGATCGTGGGCAGGCTTTTGTCCAGTGCATGGTATTGACCACTTTTGAGACCGGCGCAGGTGCTTGCTGCCGGAGCCAGTTGGGTGGCGATAGAGGCGGGAGTGGCGTCGCTGCTAGCCACCGCAGTAGCTAGCTCTTTCAGGCTGGTTCCCGATTTGACTAGCGCAGCTGCCAAGGCATCCAAAGCCACGTCATAGGCATTGCCGCTAGCGCTAGACGTGGCGGGCACCAGGGCCCCCACGAGCAGGTCGCCTACGTTGCTGACATTAACGCCTGCATTGCTCAAGATGTCCAGCACCGCAGCCTGTGCCGAGCTCACGTTAGCGGCGGTCACACTGCTGGCTGCCGTGTTGAGGTTGGCAAAAAATGACGCAGGATCTGTTCCAGCGAGTTTCGCTACCAATAACTGCGTCAGCGGGGTGATGTTGGCTGTCTGGTTGGTGCTGGCTGTGACTGAGGGTGAGGTGAGTGAGTACAGCACGGTGTTGCCGTCGGCGCTGGTGGCTTTCAGTGCACAAGGCAGAGTAATGTCCGTCAGGTTGGCGCTGTAACTTCCGTTGGCTGCAGTCGTGGCCGAACCTGTACCTTTCATACAGCTGATGCTGATGGCGGCTCCACTCATGGCGGCGCCAGTAGCGGCGGTGCCCGAGAAAGTGGTCGTGTTCGTGGTTGCGGGCGCGGAGGCGTCAGAGCTGCCTCCGCCCCCACAGGCACTTAAGCCTAAAAGCACGGACGTGGATAGGGAGATGGCTAGAAGTCGAGGCTGTCTCATGAAATGGCTCTCTCTCGGTTTGTTAGAGTGGTTTTTTACGCGTAGAGCCGCATGTTGCGTTCATCCGGCAAACGCGTGCTCCAAATAATACACAAAGCGATTCGTTTTGCATCATTTTGAAACATTCGGTCTCTGACCCGATGTTCGTGAGCGTGGACATTGTTCGACTCCCCGCAGAATGGAGCTTCGACCTTTGGGAATCGTGACGGCAAGTCGGCCGTCCGCTCATGGCCGAGTGACGAAGTTTCGTGATCTTCAACGCTCAGCTCTAGCGAACCCAGCTAGGGTTCGACGCTTGAAGCCATGCGCCTCAGTATCCAGTGCATGGCATCCAGTGAGGCAGTATCCAAACCCAAAAAGAGCACCCAGTCGGCTTCCTATCCAAAGGAGGACGGCAGGGCCGCGCCCACGGATTGGGAGCGCATCGAGCTTGATTACCGTGCAGGTATAAAGACACTGCGCCAGATCGCAGATGAGAACGGCATTACGCACGGTGCTATCAACAAAAGAGCAAAGCGCGACGGATGGGAGCGCGACCTGTCCGAAAAAATCCAGCGTAAGGCGGATGCGCTGGTATCCAAGGCGGCAGTATCCAGCGAGGTATCCAAGGAAACCAGAGCTGCAGAGCGCGCCGTAGTCGATGCCAATGCACAGGCCATTGCCGATGTGCGCCTGGCCCACCGCCGTGACATTCACCGTGCCCGGTGCATCACCAATGCGCTGCTGGACGAGCTGGAACAACAGGCTGATGCCGACACCGTAGCCCTGCTCGAGCAGCTGGGCGAGAACATGCGTAACCCGGACGAGAACGGGATCGACCGTCTCAACGACCTGTACCACAAGGTCATCAGCCTGCCCGAGCGCTCCAAGACCATGAAGACTCTTTCAGAGAGCCTGCGCATGTTGGTGGACATGGAGCGCACCGCCTTTGGCATGGATGACAAGGAAAAGGACGAGCCTGCACCTGGTACCGCTGGCTATGTGCCGCCTGCCATTCAGATCGTGCATGTGAAAGCCCCGGTGCATGAACCCGATGAGGACGAGCAGGAATGAAGCTGGCTCCTGTCCCCTCTACTGCGCAAGGCATGCCCGAGGTGCCGGTGCTGGCCATCCCCGAGAAGCTGGCCGGCATCTGGGATCCCATGCGCTACAAGGTCATGCACGGCGGGCGCGGCGGCGGCAAGTCGTGGACGGTGGCTGCCGTGCTGCTGGTGATGGCGGCCAGCCGGCCTCTGCGCGTGCTGTGCACCCGCGAGATTCAGAAGTCCATCAAGCAGTCGGTGCATCAACTGCTCAAGGATGTGATCGCGCGGCTGAATCTGCACGCCTTCTTTGAGGTGCTGGAAACCGAGGTGCGCGGCATCAATGGTTCGCTGTTCCTGTTTTCAGGCCTGCAGAGCCATACCGTGGACTCCATCAAGTCCTTTGAGGGCTGCGACATCGTGTGGGTGGAAGAAGCCCATGGCGTGAGCAAGAAGTCCTGGGATACCTTGATCCCCACCATTCGGAAAGAGGGTAGCGAGATATGGCTGACCCTGAATCCGGACATGGAGACGGATGAGACCTACCAGCGCTTCATCGCCACGCCAAGCCCCGATACCTGGGTGGTCGAGATCAACTGGCGCGACAACCCCTGGTTTCCGCGCGTGCTGGATGAGGAGCGGCGCAAGGCCAAGCGCACCATGCTGGCTGATGACTACGCCCATATCTGGGAAGGCAAGGCGCGGCGGGTGGCGGCCGGCGCGATCTATCGCCATGAAATGGAGTCGGTCTACCTGGACAACCGTGCGCGCGACGTTCCCTATGACCCGACGCTGCCGGTGCACACGGTCTGGGATCTGGGCTGGAACGATGCGATGAGCATCGCCCTGGTGCAGCGCGGCCCCCAGGATGTACGAATCATCGGCCACATCGAAGACAGCCACCGCACGCTGGATTGGTATGTGGCCAAGCTGGAGAAGCTGCCGTATCGCTGGGGCACGGACTATCTGCCGCATGACGGCAAGACCAAGAGCTTTCAGACCGGCAAGAGCACGGAGCAGCTGCTGCGCGAGCTGGGCCGGCGCTCGGTCATGGTACAGCCGCGCGCCACAGATGTGGAAGAGGGCATCAAGCAGGTTCGCATGCTGATGCCGCGCTGCTACTTCGATGCGACCAAGACCGCGCGCCTGCTGGAGTGCCTGAAGCGCTACCAACGGCGCATCCATGCCGTCACCAATGAGCCCATGGAGCCGTTGCACGACGAGTTCAGTCATGGAGCGGACTGCATGCGCTATGTGGCGCTGTGGGTGCCGCAGATGCCTGGTATTCCCAGCGCCAACGACGACTACCAAGAAGCCGATGCGCCCGACTGGCGCTAGTGAGAGCAACCATGCAATACATCAAGCCCCCTCAAAACGCGGATCTGGGCGAGCCCATGACCGTGCTCGAATACGCCAAGATCGTGCAGGAATGCATTGACCAGCCACCATGGCGCGCGGCCGCCGACAAGGAGGCCGACTACGCGGACGGCAACCAGCTGAGCACCGAACTGCTCAAGCGCTTGCAGGCTACAGGCGTGCCGCCGGCCAAAGAGAACGTCATTGGCCCGGCCATCGCGGCGATCTGCGGGTTTGAGGCCAAGACGCGCACAGATTGGCGAGTGACTCCGGACGGCGACCCCACGGGCAAGGATGTGGCGGATGCGCTGAACTACCGGCTCAACCAGGCCGAGCGCTTTTCCAAGGCAGACGCGGCCATGAGCGAAGCGTTCAAGCCGCAGGCGGCAGTGGGCCTGGGCTGGGTCGAGGTGGCGCGCAGCAGCAACCCTCTGGAGTACAAGACCCGATGCCACTACATCCACCGCAATGAAATCCATTGGGATATGCGCGCCTCTGAAAAGGACCTGTCTGATGCGCGCTGGCTGCTGCGCGAGCGCTTCATCAGTAAGGAGCGCACAGCGCGCGCCTTTGAGAACATGGCGCAACTGATCATGCAGGCGCAGACCGTCAGCGGCCTGGGTGGCTACGGTGGCTATGTCACCGAGGGTGGTGTATCGACCGGGTTGCTGTCGGCTGCCGATGTCAATCGCGCCTGGACCACGCGCGAGCAGGCCTGGTACCGCCATGAGTCGGACGAGGTATGCCTGGGTGAGCTCTGGTACCGACGCTGGGTGAATGTGGTGCTGCTCAAGATGCGCGGCGGCCGGGTGGTCGAGTTTGATGCGGCGAACCCAGCCCATCGGGCAGCAGTGGCTGCCGGCCAGGGCAAGCTGGAGCGCGCCACCGTGGCACGCATGCGCCGTTCCTATTGGATGGGGCCGCACTTGCTGCATGACAGCGCCAGCCCCTATCCACACCCGCATTTCCCATATGTGCCGTTCTGGGGCTACCGTGAGGATATGACACGCGTGCCGTTCGGCCTGGTGCGCGACATGATCTTTCCGCAGGACAACCTCAATAGCTCCATTGCCAAGCTACGCTGGGGCATGGCCAGCACCCGGACCGAGCGTACCAAGGGCGCGGTGGCAATGTCAGATGATCAGTTCCGCCGGCAGATTGCTCGCCCGGATGCGGACATCATCCTGAATCCAGATGAAATGGCCAGGCAGGGCGCGCGCTTTGAGGTCAAGCGCGACTTTCAGCTCAACAACCAACAGCTGCAGATGATGGCCGACAGTCGCGCGTCCCTGCAGCGAGTCGGATCCATCACCGCGGCATTCCAGGGGCAGAAGGGCAATGCCACCAGCGGGGTGCAGGAACAGACTCAGGTGGAGCAGTCGCAGATCAGCATTGCCGACCTGATGGACAACTTCAAGGATGGGCGCGCCATGGTGGGCGAGCTCATCCTGGCGCTGGAGATCGAGGACCTGGGCGAGGAGCGCGAGGTGATCGTGATCGAGGGCGACACCATCAACCCGCCGCGCACCGTGGTGCTCAATGAAACTGTGGAAGAGGGTGGACTGCGCTATCTGTCCAATGATGTGCAGCGCACGCGCCTCAAGGTGGCCCTGTCGGATGTGCCATCGTCATCCAGCTTCCGCGCCCAGCAGCTCGCGGCGCTGTCCGAAGCCGTGAAGGCGCTGCCAGCCGAGATGCAGCAGGTGGTGATGCCCTTCATGCTGGATCTGATGGACCTGCCGCGCAAGGAAGAAATCATCAAGGTGATCAAGGAAGCGACCCGGCAGACCGACCCCGAGCAACTGCGCAAGCAGATCGAGCAGGAGCTGCAACGCGACCTCAAGATGCGAGAGCTGGACCTGCGCGAGCGCGAAGTGGCGGCGCGCGAGAAGCTGCTGGCGGCCCAGCAGGTGCAGGTAGGCGTGCAGGCGGCGTACAGCGCCATGCAGGGCGGTGCCCAGGTGGCTCAGATGCCGATGATCGCGCCCATCGCGGACGAAATCATGAAGGGGGCTGGCTACCAGGCGCCCAACCCTGGCGGCGATGACCCGAATTTCCCCACGGCCGGCCAAACGGCAGCCATGAACATCAAGAGCCCTTATATCCAGGGCCAAGGACCAGAAGGCGAGGTAGCGGCTACAGCAGGTGCTGGTGCAGAAGCCGGCGCGGCGCCAGACCTGAGGGTGAACACAAGCCCTTCATATCCACCAGTGCCCCAAGAGGCGGGCACCGGGATGCAAGGAATCGAGACTCAGCGCACCAGCGACAACCTAGCAGCCTAACCGAGCAGGAGGGAGCATGAGTCGGACATGCTCCCTGCTAGGGTTCGACGGGCGTGGCATCGTTCAACAGACTTCAGGCTCCAGCAATAGGGAGTCCATGCCCATGACCGAAGAGAAATTGAATGACGTGATCAATGGCGCTATGTCGCGCTTGCTCGCTACCCGTGACTCAGTGCAGAAGGAGGTCGAGAGCCTTGTTGAAACACTGAGCGCGCGGCGCCGTGAGGTGGCAGAGATTGAGCGCAAGCAGACTGCTGCACGCACAGATCTGGCCGAGTTGATCGGCAAGGGAGAAAAGGCTCTCAAGCGGCTTGAAGAGATTGCGCGCCAGGCGGCAGCACTCAAGCCGGCCTTGAAGGAGTACAAGGACTTGATTGGCAAGAAAGTGCGTCTGGTTGGTGGCACTCATGTGGCAGTGGTCGGCGCCATCGATGAAGACGGAGTTGTTACTTGCTTCACCGAGCAGCGTGATGTAAATGGTGTTTACCTGGGCACGTATGAGTTCCAAGTGCCGCGCATCGCCCTGGAAAAAGTCTAGACCCCACTAGAGTTAGACCGCGCCGCGCAGCCCGGTGAAACTTCATTCCATCGAAACGCGAAAGCGCAGAGATACAGCCCACTCGTGATGAGTCGGCCCATTCCCACCGCTGGAGAGTGTAATGGTCAGGGCTTCGGCCCTGGCCTGATCCTCGAATCGGTGTGCCCCACCAACAGGCCCAGCCGGATAGCTGGGAACGGAGCACAGCAGAGTGAACGAAGCTCAAAAACTCTTGGCAGCAGCCTTTGCAGGCGAATTGGATCTGGATGCGGATGCTTCCGGGTCTTCTGGCGTTTCTGCACCCGAAGGCGCGGCCACCCCGGAAAATGCCGAGAGCACCCAGGCCGCTACTGAAGCTGCCGCCGGCGCTGAAGCCGCCGCCACAGCCACCACTGCAGGCACTGCCGCAAACGCATCGGCTCAGGAAGAGCACGAAGGCGCGCCCATTGCCAGCAAGTCCGGTGGCTACACCATCCCCTATGAAAAGCTGACAGAGGCACGCACCGCACGCGATTCGGCCATTGCCGAGCGCGACCAACTGCGCGCCCAGATGGAGCAGATGACGGCCGCACAGGCTGCCAATCTGCAGCAAGCCCAGGCCGAAGCCCAAGCCCGTGCGGATGCCGGGAAGGCTCCGACCCAGGCCGACCAGAACCTGGCAGCGGCCAAGAGCCTGGTGGACGGTGGCGCTGACGCCTCTCTGTTCGGGAGCTTTTCCGAAGAAGACATTGCAGCCGGCATTAACAAGCTGGTTGCTGATCAAGTCGCCGCGCGAGTGGAGGCCGCATTAGCACCCCAACGCGAGGCGCAAGCCCGTGAGCAGGCCGTGACGGCAGAGCAGTTGCACGCCCAGAAGATTCTGGACGCGCACAAGGATGCCTTTGAAGTCGCTGAATCCAAGGAGTTCGCCAGCTGGAAGTCTGGTCAGCCTGGATACATGCAAGCCGCCATCGACCGCACCCTGCAAGCGGGTACCGCCCAGGATGTGATTGAGCTGCTCGGCCAGTTCAAGCAGTTCCATGCGGGCACGGCCGGCGCGGCGGCTGGTGATTCCACGGCCGAAGCAGTGGCCAAGGCCCTGGCCAACGCCAAGACCGAGCCCCCCGTGAGCCTGTCGAGTCTGCCCGGAGCGGCAGCTGCGGGCGCCTCGGAGGCTGAGCGCGTGATGGAGTTGGCTGGCGACCCCGCTGCACTGCTGGCGTACATGCAAAGCCTGCCGCCCGAGCGTCAGATGCGATTGATGAATAGCGTGGTGTAGCCGTCAGGCGCGCCACAAACCATTTCCCGGGCCATCTCGTGATGAGAGCGCCCTTGTCCCATAGCAGGAGGACTTGATATGTCCAAGACCAGTGTAGGCGCAGGCTCGTCCAATGCGCAGTTCGTACAAGCTGCCGGACTGTTCGCGCAGTCCATGCAGCGCAACTCCAAGCTCAACCAGATGGTGGGCACCATGCCCAAGGGCGAGGGCTCGGCAGCTGCGACGCTGCGCAAGCAGACCACCAACGATATGCCCATCGTGCGTACCGTTGACCTGTCGCGCGGCAAGGGCGACGAGGTGGAATTCCACTTTGTACAGCCCGTTGGCGCGTATCCCATCATGGGGGCCCGCATGGCCGAGGGCAAGGGCACGGGCGTGTCGCTGGACAAGGCCCGTGTGCGCGTCAACCAGGCGCGTTTCCCTGTGGATGTTGGCGACACCATGACCGACCTGCGCTCGCCCGTCGAGTTTCGCAAGATCGGCCGCCCCATTGCCCAAGGCCTGATGGATCGCTACCAGGATCAGGGATCGCTGATGCACCTGGCCGGCGCGCGCGGCTTCCACAACAACATCGAGTGGGCCATCCCCACCGAGGAGCATGCGGACTTTGAAGCCATTGCGGTCAACCCCGTGCTGGCTCCCACCAAGAACCGCCACTACATTGCCGATGGCGATGCGATCAAAGGCTTCGCGGCCAACGCCGGCGAAATGGATATCGCATCCACCGATGCGCTGACCATGACGATTGTGGATGCCTGCCGCACGCTGGTGGAGTCCATCGCGCTGCCGCCCCCTGCGATCCGTCTGCCCGGCGACCATGCCGCCGACGATTCCCCTCTGCGCATGCTGATGGTGAGCCCCGCTCAATATCACCAGTTCTCGCAGGACAAGGATTTCCGCGCATTCCAGGCCAACGCACTGACCCGCGCCAGCCAGGCCGAGCGTCATCCTCTGTTCCTGGGCGAAGTGGGTCTGTGGAACGGCATTCTGATCTGCAAGCAGCCCCGCCCCATCCGCTTCTATGCCGGCGACACCATCAAGTACTGCGCCAGCAACACCAGCGATCAGGAAAGCTCCTGCATCGTGCCGGCCAGCTTCGGCACGACCCATGCCGTGGATCGCGCGCTGCTGCTGGGCGGCCAGGCTCTGGCGCAAGCGTTTGCTTCCAGCCGCCATGGTGGCATGCCCTTCTTCTGGAAGGAGAAGGAATTCGACCACGACGACAAGATGGAGCTGCTGATTGGCGCCATCCAGGGCACATCCAAGGTGCGCTGGGCCGTTGACCAAGGTAACGGCACCAAGCATTACACCGACCACGGTGTGATCGCCCTCGATACCGCAGTGCCCATCATCGGCGCGCGCCAGTAATCCAGTCTGATCGGGCGCGGTCATGCGCGGCGCCCGATCTGTCTGGACCTGTGTTCCCTCTCGATTCGGTCTAGGAGCCAATCATGTCTATCGTGACTACCCAACAGAAGCACGGCAATTTGCTGGGCTCTACCCCCTGGGGCAATCTCAATGCCCTGCATTTCATTCTCAAGACGGGCGCCAACGGCGGCGCGCTGCAGGCCGACTCCAATGCGCCTCTGGCTGTGGGCGACAAGGTGCGACTGGGCATCATCCCCGCCGGCTCCACGCTGGTGGATGCTCTGGCTGTCGTGTCCACCGGTCTGACCGCCACCGTCAAGGGCGATCTGGGCTTTGAATACGTCGATGCTGTGGACGACGCCAAGACGCCCCAGGATGCGACCTACTTCGGCGCGGCTTTGGATCTGGCCGCCGCTGCGCGCCTGCGCAACACATCCACCAAGGCACCTGTGACCCTGCCCAAGGATGCCTATCTGGTGCTGACCACCTCGGGAGCGGCCAACGCCAAGGCCGCCCGCGTCGATGTGGTGGTGCAGGCCATCTCCACCGGCGCCCTGTAAAGAGCGCTCCCAGGATGCGGGCCTGCCCTTGGGTAGCGCCCGCATTCGTCCATCTGAACACTCCCCAGCATCATGAACTTTGTACGCATTACCTATACCGGCCGCAAAATCTACCGCGACCGCGCTACCGGCCACATCTGGCAGCCCGAAGAGGAACGCCTGGTGAGCGAAGCCATCGCCAAGCCGCTGCTCAAGTTTGTGGAGTTCAAGCGCACGGCAGATCTCAAGCCCGCAGCCGCTGAGCTGCAGCAACAGCAGCAACAGCAGCAACTGGGCCAGGAGCAGACCGGCACCGAAGGCCTGGAACTGGGCGCGATGCTGACTGCAGATCAAAGCAGCGACCCGTCCAATGCACAGAAGCCCGAGCTCAGCGAGCAAGAGATTGCAGCGCTCGAGCAGCAGGCGCTGGACGACAAGGCCAAGGAAGTGGACGACCAGCGCGAAGCCATGTTGATCACCGTGCAAGGCATGAACAAAACAGCGCTGACCGAGTACGCCAAGAAGTACGACCACGCCTTTGATGCCAAGGCTAAGGTGGACGAAATGCGTATCACGGTCAACGGCCTGATTCACCAGTTCGGGGTGCGCTGATGAACCTCGAGGACCTGATTGCCTCTTTCCGCGAGGACTCCACCGACAAGATGGAGCCCTATCTGTGGGGAGACAAGACCGTAACGCGCTGGCTCAATGAAGCCCAGGACGAGGCTGCCGTGCGCGGCCGTCTGCTGCTCGATGACAGCACGCCAGCGGTGACCACCATTGCGGTGAACGCGGGTCAGGCCTCGTATCAGCTCCACGCCAAGGTTTATGAAATCGCGCATCTGCACTGGCAGCCGAGCGCGGCGGCCCATCGTGGCAAAGCCGTGGATCTGGTGACGCGCGAATGGATGGGTCGACACCACCCCGACTGGCGTGTGCGCCTGGATTGCGATGCGATGTATGCCATCCAGACCGAGGGCGCGCTGCGCCTGGTGCCCACGCCGCGCGAGGCTGGGGTTCTGACGCTGGAGGCCTACCGCCTGCCGCTCAAACCCCTGGCCAACGATACCGACAAGCCGGAAATCCACGCGGCCAGCCACCAGCATCTGGTGTATTGGGCACTGCACCGGGCTTTCAGCCAGCCTGATAGCGACGGGTTTGACCCGCAGCGCGCGGCCACGGCCGAGGCGGCCTTTACAGGCTACTTCGGTGCGCGGCCTGATTCCGACCTGCGCCGCGCCACTCGCCACGATGTTCCCCAGGTCAACGCGACCTACATTTTTTAAGGTGCCGCATGTTCGGACTGTCCAAACCCATCCCCAAAGACAACGGCGCGAAGCTGGCACAGGCCCAGAACCAGGCACCCGACAGCATTCCCGGCATGTTCAAACCGGGCGAGTTCGTATTGCCGCCCGATACGGTGCATGCGATGGGCGGTAAGCAAGCACTTCAGGGCGTGGTAGATGCCACTCATACCCCAGTGCAAGCATCGTTTGGTCTGAATTCCCCAAAGGCCAGCGCGCCACAAACCCAGGCAGCGCCACAGTTGGGACTCAAGCCCGAGGTGTTCTTTGCCAACGGCGGCGCGCCGGAGGATCAGCTGCAGCGCTCGAGCGGCGGCCAGGCATCGCCAACGAATACCTTTCCGCAGGCCAGCCCAAGCGCAGGGGCGCCTGTCTACTCAGGTGCAGGCTTCGGGCGCGACCAGTTCGGGAGCAGCGGCCAGATTGCCAAAGTTCCAGATGCCATCGGGCAGCAGCCTGGCCGGCAAATGCAGGCACAAGCGCAGCCTGCTCCTGCTGCACAACCTGCTGCAGCTCCAGTTGCCTCGATTGCCGGTGCATCTGATGCAGCCAGGGTGCCCCAGGTCAATCCAGCACCTCCCGTCGCGGCTCCCGCTGCCGCCACCCGTTCGCCTGGACCTTCTGAGCTCTACATGCAGGATCGTGCACAGGAAATGCGCGACCAGTGGGGCTCTGGCAACTATGCGCAAGCCGCTGGTACCGCCGCCCGTACTGCTGTCCAAGGCTTGGGTATGTACGGCGTCGAGCTTGCGGATAAGGTCGGCTCGCCCGTGGTCAATGCGGTCGGTAATTTTGCGGGCGGCTTGATCGGTTCGGAGGCCCATGCAGCGCAGCAACCGGCTTCACCAGCCACCACGCCTGGAACTGCCCCTGCAGCAAGCACCAAGCCAGCTGCGGCTCCTGTTGCGGCAGCCGCGATCCAACCAGGCCTGACGAACACGGTAGGCAGCGCGCCGCGCGCTGCTCAGGCCGTGACGGCTGCCAGCGCCAGCGGTGAATTGCCGGAGGGTGTGTACAACCATGGGCGCGGCCAGTACAGCGACCAAGCCAGCGGAATGGGCTTCCCTGCCGGATTCACTGGCAAGCCCAATGCGCGGAATCTGGCTGCAGCTGAGAATCTGGCTGCCTCTAATGCTGCGCCTGCTGTTGGCGGTCAACCCGAAGATGGTGGCTTTGGGCTCCGTGCACCCACAGTTGCACACAGTGGCAATGACTGGGCCGCGCGTCAGCGACTCAAGGATATGGAAACCTCGGCCAGCTCCATCACGAACCGTGCTGAGTGGCGCAGCGGCAGTAGCACTCCCACCTGGGGCTCGCGCCATGGCCAGGGAGTCAATGACCCAGACGGCAAGGTCGCGCGCTTCAATGCCGCTACGCAGGCAGACCTGGTCGCTCAGGGTAAGGCGCCTGAGCTGCAGCAGCGAACCAATGAAGTCAATGCAGGTCTGCGCCGCGCAGCCATGGCCGAGTCTGGAGCAGACCGCCGTGCCCAGGGGCAACTGGGCTTGGGGCTGCGACGCCTAGACCTGGATCAGCAGCGCAACCAGCTCGATGCTCAGCGCGTGGCCAGCGATGAACGCCTGCGCGCGCCACAAATTCGCGCGGCCGAGCGTCTGGGGCAACTGCAGGAGTCTTTTGTCAACGCCAAGACACCTGAAGAGCGAAACGCGATTGCGAGCCAGATGCGCGCTTATTCGGGCAAGGACGAAGCGGATTGGAAGGTGCAAGTCACGCCTGCAACCAAGAACGTGGATGGCTCAACGACAGCTGGATCAGTCATTCGCTACAACAGTCGTACTGGAGATGTGCAGGAGGTGGATGGGGTTGGCGGTAAACCGCCGGTGCCCGCCAAAGACTCGCTGAAAGCTGGTCAGGTCTATCAAACTCCACGCGGGCAAGCGCGATGGAATGGATCGGAGTTTGAATTGGTTGGCTAGCGTCCTGAGCCGTAAGCCTCTTCATATGTGAAGGTGGGCTTGTCATACAGCCTCCTGCAGGAGACGCCGATCATGGCTGCAGCCTGGTTGCTCCGGGTGTCCTTGGCCTTGGCTACGACACACTCGGCACCGGAGTTGTAGCCCATGAGGCCACGGCCTGAACCTTGCGGTACAGCCTGAATGGCGCCTGGGTTTGCCTTCAGACAAACCTGGTGCGCGGCCTGGGCAGCGATGTCGTTCACTGCGCCAGGGGCCTTGTCCAGGATGCAGGTGGCGTAGTTGGCAGCCTGGGCCTGCGCGGCGACCAGCGCCAGCAGTGCGCCACCTAGCATCGCTCTCATCCTCTTTTGCATGTTCCCTCCTGCAAGGGAACTGTAGCAGAGCCAACGACCACACTAGGTAGCAGCGTTTGCCATACCTTTAGCCCATTTCCAAGTCTCCACGATCGAAAATTTTGGGTGTAACGCCATCGAACTTTCAAGAGTTGCTGTATAACTGTATTTATGTACAGTATTTGGCTTCATTGATTCTTGTAGCATGTAGTTACAGGAGATGTGGATGGATCCGAATAAGCAGAAAGAGGAATTCCAGCATGCTTATCTGTGCGCGCTTGCGGCGCAGGCAGGGCTGAATCGAGGCGAGTTTAGGGTTGACGACGATAGCGTTGATGTAACTTTTCAGACCAAAGGTTATGTGGGCACGCTTGTCAGAAATCCTGCAATTCAATTGCAGATGAAGTGCACCTCACAGAATTTAATCAACAAGGGAGTGATCAAGTTTCCTTTGTCAAGGAAAAATTACGATGATTTGCGTGGGAAGAACGTCGCTGTTCCTCGGTATCTTGCCGTGCTGATTGTTCCGAACGTTACAGATCAGTGGATTTCGCACCGCAAAAAGCACATGGCTTTGAACAATTGCTGTTACTGGGTATCGCTTCGGGATGCCCCAGCCACGGAAAATAGCTCAACCATCACTGTCGATGTACCTCTGCGTCAAAAGCTCACAACGGATGTGTTGCGGCAGATGATGGATGCAGCCAGCAGGCTGGAGGGCTTATGACAAGTCGTACACATCGTTCGTTTGAGAGCGTGACTATTAAGCAGCTTGAGACCTACCTGCAAAAAAATGGATGGTCTCTTGATGGAAAAATTCGTGATGTCGCTTCCGTATGGCATCGGGCTGAGGTCATGGATGCCGAGGTGCTTCTGCCGACCTCTGTGGACCTCAAGGACTATGCAGAGCGCATGCGCGACGTTGTCGAATCGATAGCTAGATTTGAGAAGAGATCGATTGAGGACATTACGAGCGAAATTTTGGATCTGTTTTCCAGTATCGTCTCTATACGAGTGATCGGCGCAGACACTAAAGGTGGCGCCATCCCGATCAGCGATGGAGTCTTGCTTGTCTCTAAAGCTAAAGAAATGCTCATGTCGGCAGCCATGGCTATGTTTGCGAAGCGTAAGCAATTCGCTGGAAAACCTCCAAAGGAAGCTGCTAGCTACATTGATTCACTGCTACTCGGGCAAACACAAGTGGGCAGTTACGTGGTCAATGTCCTAGTGCCGCAGCAGGATCCTCCTCGACAGGACTCAATTCAAGGAGCGGAACCAGTAGAGGGGGTAGCGCTGAGCTTGGCTCATGGCTTAGACGCCTTAAGAACAGCGGGCGGCCAATATGATCAAACTGGTGATGTGGCTGCCTTTGACAAAGCAGTCGCTTCAGGTGCGAGTGCTAACCTGTGCGATGCATTGATGGGATTCAGTGGAGAGGGGCAGAAGCGAGATTTTGAAATTCGCATTAGTGGGGCATCTGGCCCGTGGTTCGATGGAGTGACCAAGGTCTATTCATTTGTTTCAAAGGATGTTCAAACTCTGAAAGTCGCTGCGAATTACTACAGAGATGACTATGTCCTTCGCAACCAGACAATCATAGGTTTCGTCAGGAAGTTGCATCGTGACAATGGATCCAATGTTGGGAAAGTTGCGATCGAAGCGTCAGTTAATGATTCGACTCGTAGTGTGAACATCGAGTTAGATGCGAAGGAATACCATGAGGCTGTAACCGCTCACGATAAGCGAAAGTGGATAGAGTGCCGTGGTGATATTCATATCAAAGGACGAACGACGCGGCTCCTAAATCACTCTAACTTTCGCATCTTGGAGGTTGGTGACCTTTTTTGAGATCGCACACCAACATGGCAGGCCCCACTAGTGTGGGGCTTTTCCACATTTGACCTCATGATTCGTTATGGCCTGATGTCCACCGACTAGGGTTCGACACTTCGGCTTGGAGTGAAGTGTCATTGGGGGATGAGCAAAAGCACTTTCTCCTATGAAGATGCCTACGGACAGGCGCCCGCCGGTAGCAGCCTCCCATCAAAGCAGGCTGGTAAATTTTCCTATGAGGATGCATTCGGGCCAGAGCCTGCACCTCCTGCCTCTCGTGGCATAAAAGGCATAGCCCAGGACGTAGCCGCCACAACTGTCAAGGCCGCGCTGGCTGTGCCAGAGGCGGCAGTTGGCGTTGCAGACCTTGTGACAGGTGGCAAAGCCGGCAAGGCGATAGAGGGCGCGGGCGTCCGGTTCAAGGAAGCACGCGAGATTGCTGAGGGCTGGCACTCCGATGTGACCAAGGCCCAGAAGGCCGAATTCCAGAATGCAGATGGTGTCGCGGGAAAGGCTGCCGTTGCACTCTCGAATCCCTCGCTGATCGCTATGGCGGTGGGCGAATCTCTTGGGGCGATGGGCGCAGGCGGTGCCATCGGGCGCGGCGCCATGGCTGCTACACGCCTTGGGCAGATGGGCGCCAAGGGCGCGGCCATCGCTGGCGCTGCTGGTGAGGGCGTGGTGGGCGCTGGCTCGGCTGCAGAGCAGATCCGCCAGCAGACCGAAGACGGTGAGCTGACGGCCAAGCAGGCAGCGCTGGCCACCGGTACCGGCCTGGCCACCGGTGCGCTGGGCTTCGCTGGCAACAAGGTTGCGAACCGTCTGGGCATTGGCGATGCCGACATGATGCTGGCCCAGGGCACCAAGGGTATGGCCAAGGATGCGGCTGAGCGCGCCACGGCCGCAGCCGTCAATCCTCTGGCACAGCCAGCACACAAGAGCATTCTGCGCCAGATGGGTGAGGGCGCGATTATTGAGGGCGTGCTCGAGGAGCTGCCCCAGTCTGTGTCCGAGCAGATCCTGCAGAACGAGGCATTGGGCAAGTCTTGGAGTGAAGGCCTGGATGACGCCATTGTGATGGGCATCCTGTCTGGTGGCGCAATGGGTGCGGGAGCGGCGGGCTATCGCGGCTTCAAGGACAAGCAGATCGATGATGCAGCAGCCAATGCCAGGAGCGCTGCAGCCAATTCCCCGGGCGCGACGCCTGGCCAAGATCAGGCCGCCGGTGCAGTGCAGCCTACCGCGTGGACAACCTCGGCCGGCGCGGCTGCCGAGATGGAGCCCGGCACAGCGCCGGCATCCCCGGCCAATGCTCCAAATCTGGATTATGAAACCCTGCCAGGCGCGGCCCCCGAGGCGCAAGGCAATGAAATCGACTTCACGCGCGACTTTCCTGCCCCGGAGTGGGGCACGGAGCTGGGCGCTGCCGGCCAGCAGCCTGCCGCGACGGCTGTGCCAGAGCTGACCCCCTCTCAGGCCATGGGCCTGGATCCGAACGCGGGCGCGCTGTCCAAGGCCGCCGCCATGGCCGTGGATTCGGGGGCGTCCACGGTGCTGCAGCCCCAGGCCGCTCCAGTGCTGGAGCAGCAGCAAGCCGCGCCCCAGGTGCCTGCCGGTGTGGATCCGGATACCGGCGAGGTATCGCTGCAGGCCCAGATGGACGAGCTCAAGAGCCGCATTGCCTTCATGAATCAGCAGGGCGCGACGCAGGGCTGGGACGGCAATAGGGCTGCCCAACGCAATGCGCTGCAGACCAAGCTCACCCGCCTGGAGCTGCAGGCCGCCGGCGGTCATGGGCGCGGCGCTTCGACCGCCGGCGCGCCAGCACCGGTGCAGCTGACCGGCATCAACCAGATCCTGGCCAAGCAGATTCCCGACATGAGCGAGCAGGAGCTGCAGCAGGCCATTGCCCATTACGGACCCAACCACAAGCGCACCAAGAAACTCGAAAAAGCACTCCAAGCGCTTGCGCAAAAACCGCTGACAGCTATTGAATCAGGAGCAAATGGTAATGTCTCTCAAGCCGATCAAACCCAGCAAGGCAGCGCGCAACCTGCGCAAACAGGAGCAGCGCAAGCTGGCCAAGATGCAGGCCAGGGGGTAGGCAATGGCACCACCCCAACTGCGAACCCTGGAGCGCAAGACCAAGGCGCGAGCCTTGCGAAAGCTCAAGCGAAAGTCTCGGAAGCAGCCGGCGCGGCCCAAGCAGCCGTAGGCAAGGCTGCCCAGATCGCGCGTGAAGGCAATGCCGAGCGCGAAGCCCAGCGCCAGCGACAGCTCGATGCCAGCGAGCGCTGGACTCGCATGACCACTGTGGAGCGTCAGGCCGTGACGGCCACCGCACCTGGCCTGAACCCCATTGCACGCAAGAACCTGCACACGCGGGCATGGCCGGACATCAGCGAGAAGATCCGCGACAAGCTGCTGGATTCGCTGGTGGAGCCGCTTGCGGCGCCTGCCAGTAAAGCGCCGGAAGCTGCAGAAAGCGTAGCGAATGCAGCGCCTGCTGCTGTCTCCGGAGAGGCCCCGGCGAAGCCGGCAGCGCAGCCCGTGGGCGATGAAAAGCAGTTCGCGGCAGAGTCTGGCACGCTGGGCATCCCGCGCGCCGAGATGCCCCAGGTGCCCACGGCCAACCATGGCGGCCTGGTCAAGCACCTGAATGCCCAGGGCATTGCCCACGAAACCACGACCGTGGACGCGGCTCAGCTCAAGCCTAGCCAGGCTGAGTATTCGCCGTCCAAGGTGGAGGCTGCCAAGAGCGCCACCGGCAACCGTGCGGTGATTGTCTCGAGCGATGGCCACATCATCGACGGCCACCACCAGGCAGTCGCGGCTGCCGAGGAAGGCAAGCAGGTCAAGGCCATCGTCTTGGATGCTCCCGTGGAGCAGGCGTTGGCGGCGGTGAAGGCTTCGCCCAGTGCTAATACGGAAGCTGCGGCAGCGCCCGTGCCGGAACCTGTGACCACGCCCAAGTCGGTGCCGCAGCGCATGAAGCAGGCCAGGGCCGCCAAGGAGGCCGCCAGCGCGGCTGCTCCAGCCCCAGCAGCGAAGCCCAAGAGCATGCCTGAAAAGATGCGCGAGGCGGCTGCAGCCCGTGCCGAAAAGCCAGCTTTCCGCCGCGATTCCGCAGATGCGGCGACGGGCGCGGACTTTGATGTGGAGAGCTTCCTGCAGGGCATGAACGAAGGCCAGCCAGCCGCAGCAGCAGCTGCTCTGGCACCGACCACGAACGTGCACCCAAGCTATTCGCCGGCGGCCCGTGCCGAGGCGGTGCGCGCGGTCAGGGGGACGGCCGATGCCATTCGTCAGGCCTGGGCCAACGGTCCCGAGGTGATCGTGGCCTTTGATATGCAGGACTCGGTGGTGCCCGAGAGCGCGCGGCGCGCTGACCTCAAGCAGCGCAGCGGCGGCGCCCGGGGTGCTCCGGAGGGCTTCTATTACCAGGGCAAGGTGTATTTGATGGCGTCCAAGCTCAAGACGCCCAACGACGCTGCGCGCGTACTGTTTCATGAGGCCTTGGGTCATCACGGCCTGCGCGGCATGTTCGGCAAGGATCTGGGCCTGATCCTGAATCAGGTGGCCACCATGCGCAAGGCGGATGTGGACGCGAAGATCGAGGAATACGGTCTGCGCCGCGTCAACCGCCTGGACCGCCGCACGGCCGCCGAGGAAGTGCTGGCCGAGATGGCGCAGAACACGCCACAGATTGGCTTTGTTCGTCGTGCAGTGGCCGCAATCCGCACCTGGTTGCGCACCCATGTTCCACGTTTCAAGTCCTTGGCGCTGACCGATGACGAGCTGATTCGCAACTTCATCCTGCCGGCGCGCGCCTGGGTGGAGCGTGGTGGTCCTGATTCAGTGGTGATGCCTCAGATTACTGGCTTTAGCCGCAGCCCAATGAAGTCAGTGGATGCGAATGTCGAGCGTGGTCGGCAAGCCCTGGCCAAGGCAATGAACGATCGCACTACAGTTCATCGAGCCATGTTCCGCAATGGGTTAGGTTGGGTGGACTTTGTTTGGGGGAGCGAAGGCATCATTAAGGCCAGTGGCCGCACCAAGGGCGGCATGGGGCTGTCACATATTCTTGAGGCACGCCAACGCAAGGATGGTCTCTCAGAATCTGAGGCTGTCCAGTTCTTGGACGAAGTGGTCGTCGCGATCGCGCAAGGTCGAGAATTTCAGAGGGCCGAATATGCTCCCGCGACGCGGGTTGGTGTGGAGCATGAAAACACGGTGGTCTGGTTGACCAAGCGCCAAGGCGGTAATGCCTGGGTTGTGACCGGATACGAAAAAGTCCCCAGTGGCACAGCAGCGGGGAGAGCCACGACTGAGCCTACACATCAGGCCGCTTCGCTTACCCGCGACAAGATGGAGGGGACGGAAGGGATTGTGGACGAAAGTGGCGCCGATGGCAATGTGGTGTTCAGCCGCTCGCGCTTCGCAGACCTCAAGGACAGCGCCCTTGACCAGCTGACCAAGACTTTCACCCACGAGGGCAAGGTATCGCTCTGGGACAAGTCCGTGGGCACCATGCGCCACTTGGCAGAGCGCGCACCCAGCTTCAAGCCGGTCTATGAATCAGCCCAGCAGAATATTGACGATGTGAGCATGCTGGCCAATGACGCGGCCGACATGGCGCCGCGCATTCTGCCGCGTGTGGAGTCCCTGGGGGACCTCAAGAAAAAGCCTGTCTCTGCCGCCGACAACAAGGCCGTGGCCCGCCCGCTGTTTGAGGGCACGCTGATCTGGGCGCGTGACGAGAACGGCAAGCCTACCCTGGTCGACGACCTGCAAAAGCGCTATGCGAATCTGTCGGCCCACAACAAGGCGGCGATGCTGCTCAAGCACGGCAAGATCAAATCTGAGGTGCTGGCCATGTGGCAAGGCCTGCCCGTGGCCCAGTTTGAAAAGCTCATCAACTCGCGCTTTGAGAACAAGATGCTCAAGGCCGGCATTGTCTGGACCGATGCGGAGCTGCAGGCGCAGTTCGGTACCGATGCCAACCAGATCAGCCTGTACCGCGAGGCCCGCGCGGCCATCGATCGATCCATCGACATGACGGCGCGCACCGACATGCTGCGCGTGGTGGGGGAGAAGTACGAGCCCATGCGTGATGCCGTGCTGGCGCAGCCCTCCGTGGAAGCCGCTGCCCAGCTGCTGCTGGATACCCTGGAGCAGGATGCCAAGGCCGACCCGGACTCGCGCGACCGCCTGGCCGGCTATATGCAGCTGATCAATCGCCGCCTGGAGACAGCCGTGGATCTCCAGCAGGGTGGTTATGCCCCGTTGTCGCGCTTTGGCCGCTATACGGTGGATGTGGTCGACGCCAATGGCGAGCGCCTGTACTTCGGCATGTACGAAACCGCACGCGACTCCAACCGAGCCAAGATGCAACTCGAGCACGAGTTCAAGGGCGCGACCGTCACCACGGGCACCATGAGTGCCGAGGCCTACAAGCTGTTTGCCGGCGTGACGCCTGAGACCCTGGAGCAGTTCGGGGAGATGCTGGGCCTGAAGGCCGAGGGCAACGAAGCCCAGGACAAGGCATTCCAGGAGTTCCTGAAGCTGACCAAGAACAACCACAGCGCAATGAAGCGGCTGATTCACCGCAAGGGCATTGCTGGCTTCAGCGAGGATGTGGGGCGAGTGGTGGCGAACTTTGTTTACTCCAACGCACGCGCCGGGGCCATGGGCCTGAACGCGGGCAAGATGGAAACGGCCATCGGCAAGATCCCCAAGGAGCAGGGCGAGCTCAAGGATCTGGCCATGGGCCTGCGCGACTACATCCGCGACCCGCAGGAGGAAGGCCAGGCCGTGCGCGGCATGCTGTTTGCTCAGTACCTGGGCGGCTCCATCGCGTCGGCCTTTGTGAATACGACGCAGCCCTTCGCAGTGACATTGCCCTGGCTGAGCCAGTACGGCGGCATGAAGAAGGCCGGGGCGCAGCTGGCCCGCGCGCTCAAGGACATGGGAACCAAGGGTTTCAAGTATGAAAGCGACCTGGCCAAAGCACTGCAGTCTGCCGAAGACGATGGCGTGGTCAGCCCCCAAGAAATCCACCAGCTGATGGCCCAGGCGCGCGGCGCCGGCATGCTGCGATCGGGCGATGGCACCAAGGCGGGCGACCTGCGCGCCAAGGCCGGCAATCTGTGGGAGCAAGGCAAGGTGCTCTGGGGTCAGCCCTTCGCACTGGCTGAGCAGTTCAACCGCCGCAGCACGTTTATTGCGTCCTACCGCATTGCCAAGGACCAGGGCATGGCCGATCCGGCAGCGTTCGCGCGCAAGGCCGTGCTGGAAACCCAGTTCGTCTATTCCAAGGCCAACAAACCCAAATGGGCGCGCGGTGCGGTCGGCGGGACTTTGTTCACCTTCAAGACCTATTCGGTCAGCTATCTGGAGCTAATGCAACGCATGTGGACTCAGGGCGGCCCGGAGGGCAAGCGCGCGGTGGGCTGGGCCGTGGCCATGCTGCTGTTGATGAGCGGCGCCGGCGGCGTGCCGTTCATGGAGGACGCCGAGGATCTGATTGATGGCGCAGGCCAGATGATGGGCTACAACATCAGCGCCAAGCAATGGCGCAAGGAGCTGCTGGCCAACGTGGTGGGCAAGGAGCTGGGCGAGTTCATGGAGCAGGGGCTGTCAGGCCTGCCGGGCGCGCCCATCGATGTGTCCGGGCGCCTGGGCATGGGCAACCTGCTGCCCGGTACCGGCTTGTTCCTCAACAAGCCCAACCGCGAGCGCGATCTGATGGAGATCGTGGGCCCGGCCGGGGATCTGGTGGCGCGCGGCTTCACCGGTGCGCGCAAGTTGCTGGGAGGCGATGTGGCCGGCGCGGCGCTGGAAATCTCGCCCACGGCGGTGCGCAACCTGGCCAAGGGAGCCGACATGGCGGCCACGGGCATGTACCGCGATACCAAGGGCTACAAGGTGATTGATACGACCCTGGCCGAAGCCGCAGCCAAAGCCATCGGCTTCCAGCCCAAGAGCGTGGCCGAGGTGCAGGAGGCCAACAGCTTCATGCAGCGCAGCAAGTCGTTCTATACCCAGACCAGCTCTGACATCAAGGCGCAATGGGCAGACGCGCTGTTCCGCAAGGACGAGGCAGCCGTGCAGCGGGTGCGCGAGCGCTTGGCCGACTGGAACCGCGACAACCCCGAGCAGCCCATCGTGGTCAAGATGCCCGATGTGTGGAAGCGCGTACGGGAGATGGGTCAGGATCGCAGCGACCGCATTGCCGACACCGCGCCCAAGGCGCTCAGGGAGCGGATGCGCGAAATGGCACGTGTCGGCTGAAATGCCTACCTGCGACTAGCAACTTCTCTCGCGCTGGGCGCGACTCCTGCCTACAGAGCTGCTGATACCAAAACAATGGTCTGCTCGATAGACTGTGTTTGCCTTTAAATCAAGTAGCCAGCTTCTTTCAGTTTTTAAGGAGTCAGCAATGAATAGCCGCAGAGACTTTACGCTCGCTCTTGTTGGTGGCGCCGCCACCGCTATTTCTGGTTGTGGAGGCGGGGGCGGGGGTGATCAGCCGGCGGGCAACGGACAAGGCACATCACCCTCTGCCACTCAAGACGCTGATGCGGCTCTTATTTCTCTTCCGTTTACTTCGGACTATCTTCTTACAACGAATATTCAGGATGCCGTGCTTGGTGTGCGCTTGGGAGTTGTTAATGGGGCTTATGCGGCGACAGATGGTTTGATTACTGTTGGAACAACACAGTTAGACCTAGAGTTCGGTAAAAATTCTCAGATAGCAGCGCTTAAATTCAATGGTGTAAATCTCGTCACTGTTGATTATCAGTCAATATTTACAATAATTCGTAATTTTGATGAAAATGGAAATTTCACCAATGGGTTGGTCTCATTTAGAAATTCCACAGGGAGACTGCAATCCGGTATTCTGAAAACTAAAGAATTTGTCGATGCATCATCCTTGAGTGATATTGTTGATATACAGGATAAGTATGATTTGGTCATTTCTATGAGGAGTCAGTACGCAGCTACCAAGGATGTTGTGAGTCGCTTGACATCGCTTTTCTTTCGTAACGCGTACGCCGCTAGTCCTCTTGATGATTTGATCAACAGTCTTCAGAGCTCGAATAGTGTTTCAGAAGTTATCGCCAATATTTTTAGACTATATCCAAGGGAAACGATTGGCGTGGCGGCCGTAATTACTCTACTAGTCGGATGCAAGCTTGTCGTTACTTGTCCATTGGCACTATTCTTAGCTGCGCTATTTTTAATTGGTGTATTTGTTTATAAAAAACCAAAATCTGATGGCCTATCTGTTATGTTGGAAGGAAGCTTCAGAGGCGACGACTCTGGTGTGTTTAGCGTCCAGCTGGCATCCAATGGAAAATTATCTGGCACTGGGTACTCAAACGAGCTACAAGGGAATTTCCAAATTTCAGGGACGGCAAGCAGCAGTGGCAATCTGAATCTTGAAACGTCTGGAACTACAGGGACCGGAGCAACCTTCACAGGCGCAGCGCAGGGACTGAGAATTTCAGGGAACTGGAACAACAGTTCGGCTCGGGAAGCTGGCACTTTTTCGGGTCACTACAAAACGAACATTTCCGGGCCGAAGCTTTCCTGAACTTTTGGAGGGGAAGTTCGCCTGTTTTAGGGGGGCGGCTTGTTAGTGACTTGCAGTGCTGGTCAGAGCACACCCTGCTAGCCGACACTGCGCCCAAGGCATTGCGCGAGCAGATGCATGATCGGGTGCGGTCGTTGGGGTGGGTGGGCCTTGATCGCTGAGAGAAATGACTCTGGCGAACCATGGCGAACACGTGCCGCCAGATTGCTGCACGTGTTCGTGCCTGATAGAGTGGTGACCGGCAGGAGGTTAGCGTACAACGACTGACAGAGTTGTTCCTGGCGGCACCGAAACGGTCTCTGCATATGTTCCATACACTGCAGGTCGTACCATGGGGAAGCTGCCTAGCGGCACCAGTTCTGCTGGCACGGTGGCCGGTAGCACTCGATCCAGGATGTACGCAGGGCCATCAATAGCATGCAGTGTGATGCCATTTTCTGTTCGCGGAGGCATGCCAAATCCAGCTGGGGAGCCACTTGCGGGCAGAAGTGCAGCATTGAGCGCGGCGCGGCGAATGGCTTCCATTGCCCCAGGGCCTCCGGCATTTCGAATGGCTTTATCCAGAATCACGAGCCCGTCGGCTGAATTGTTGCCACGTAGAAGGTTTTGATAGAAGCCTATTCCATAGTGGCGCAGTAGGTACGCTCCGAAGCTGCCTGCAATGCTGTAGCCGAAACAATTGGAGCTAGAGTCGAAATCCCATTCAATCAAATTGCAATTGAAGCCGGATTGGTTCAGGTAGTCGGGGAAGCGACCATCGCGGATTGGACTATATCCAGGTGTGAGTATGTCGGAGAGCACGTCCTCGAGCATCAGCGCCGAAGTCTCTTCAAGCCATGTTTCGAAGGTGTTATCAAGCAAAACGCCGCGCTGATAGAAGTTCACCATATGCATGAATTCATGTGCCAGCGTGTTGTACTGGGTGTTCAAGCCGATTTCCCCTGGAGTGCGGTAAATGGTTTCCGTGTCCAGATAGACCGATAGCGACTCGTTGCTTTCCGGAGTGCTCGGGCTGACTTTGAAATTGTTGTATGACCAGAAGTAGCCCATCAATCCATATGGCTGCTGATCTCGATCAAAGTTGATCAGCACAATGTCCAGCGGCTGCTCTGTCTGGATTAGGTCGTCGAACTCATGGGCACCCCAAGGCTGGCCCACCAGCGCTGTAGCATGGTGGTACACAGCATTGGAGTTTGTGAAGAAGCGGGACATTATTCCGTCGAGTACTGCAGCAGAGATCTTGTTGTCCCCCGCCTCGCCATCCTCCAGCCAGATATTGACGGTCATTCCATCGCGTGTAGTACTGCGCACCAAAGTGGCTTGGCGAGTTTCCATAGTCTCCACATGCACGTACCACTGGCGAGAAGCGCCAATGGATGGAGGGATCGCACGTTGCAGCGCTCGGCGCGATGGCGCGAAGCTGCTTTTTCTCAGCAAGGCAGGAGCACCGACGCGGTTGAATTCGCTGATTTCCGATGGAACGGGTCTTATGCCTTGGGAAGTCCTTGGCTGCTGCATGGAGCGAAGAACTGACGATCTCGGAACACTTGGTGTCAGTGTGATTGGCGTCATGGGCTGTGATGTGAGCGTGGTATTGGTAAATACCAATGTCACGTCCTGACCGCTGAGCCCCTTGATGGATAGTGGTACGGCGACTGCCTTGTTGCTGCTGTTAGACACTTTCCAAATGCCAACCCCGCTGCCTGCGTACGTGTCATTGGTCAGCGATCCACAGTTGGGCCCCAGGCAGTCGGCCTTAAGGCCTCCCAACGGCAACGTCGAGATGGGGGGGACTTCTGGAGGGGTGGTAGGCGGCTTAACCTCTGGAGGAGTGGGCGCAACCTCAGGAGGGTTCGATGGCGATTCGGTATTCGGCTTGTCGATAGCGGCAGGTGGACTGTCGCCGCCACAAGCTACGAGCATCAAAGTCCAAAGCACAACGTAGGCCAGCCTGCTCCCATATACACCTCGATGGCGAAAGTCGAGACTGTTCAGCATGGGTTCCCTCAGCCGTAAGTATTTGTTCGGCGATTATCTGAATTTCACTGCGCAACGCAATACTGATGGACTGACCCAGACAGGCAGACGACCGTCGCATAACGACCCAGAGCTGCCTCTCGATGTTGCTACTTGGATGACGGTCTTCCAGCGATAGCTGCCTATCGGGTCGTACTCCCGGCTGACTTCTCATCACTGCGTAGTCATCACGCGTTGTGATGACGTGATTTCGGGCTATCCAGCGAATACTGGACGCTACAACAGCGGCAGAACGCTATGCATAAGAGGAATTGAAGGAAAAGGCTCAGCGAATCTCTAATTTCCTGACAGAAGACTTCGATCAATTCAAGCGCGTCATTTCGATCCTGCACGCTGCGGGTCGGCGCTAAAGTTTGCACACGAGGAGGAAGCACACAGTGGCAGGTCGAAAGCAGCATTTCATCCCGCAGGCTCTGCAAAGGGGGTTTGGGGTAGCCAAGGGAAAAAAGAGGCAGGTGTACGTCTTCAAGAAAGGACAGGAGCCCTATTATTCGTCGACAGAGGGCGTCGCTGCGCAGCGGGACTTCTACTCGGCGCCGTCCGATGAGCAGTCACTCGACGACAAAATCACAATCTATGAGGGCACGGTATTGGCGCCAGCCATCGCGGCTCTGCGTGAGGCCCCGGCTGGGCCCATCGACTCACACGTGGCAGCAGCAGTGGTGGTCCACCTGTCAATCCGTACTGCGTTCGTCCGGGGTAGCTTCTCGGCTGCTGCAACTGAAATGCTGGACTATTTTGCAGATGCTATGCGCAGCGATCAGACTGCGCGCGCCTTGCTCGAGGTTGACACACTCAAATCGGAGTCAATGCTGGTCAAGTTGATTGAAGAAGAAATTCTTCTGCAGTTTGATGCTATCCCGGAGAGCAGCCGCAACGCTCTAGCAAAACTGGTGCATTTCCGAGCTCGAGAGAAGTTTCCTCAAATGTTCCCAGGCCTTGCCGCGATGGTCCTGCAGCAGTTCGGAATGCTGCTCGAGAAAATTCCCGAGATGATTGTTAGCGGGCACAGCAAAGCACTGGAAAGAGACTTGGCGCCCGCGCTTCGCGTGGAACGCCTGAAGGCGATGAACTGGCAGATCATTGCGGCCGAACCGCTGACCCACTTCGTGCTTCCGGACTGTCTCGCGGTGGGGTCCAAGACATCGAACTTCCAGGAGATCAGGCCGTACTCACTCCTGAGCGACGATGAACTCGCCGGAGTTGTGATGCCCGTTTGCTCAGACAAGGTGTTGGTGGGCTGCTTCGGCAATCCAGAACTCAATCCAGCGTCGCTGAATCGTTGTTTCGCCCAGTGCTCATTGGACTTTTTCATCAGTTCACAGGCTGATGCGCAAACAGCCGAAGCCGCGAAGTTGATTGGAAGCACGGTCTCCAAGTATGTCGACAGTTTGGTCGAGGAGCAAGCGTTCTCCGCACCTGAAAAAAGCGGCAGCAATGGCGAATTACCAGAGACTGAGGCCGGGGCGCTGGAGCCTGACCCGGACCGAGTTCCTATCAAGTTCGAGCCCTCAAGTCGTATGAGTAGCAAGGCGCAAGCCACTGTTCGTAAGCTGATGAGTGCGCCCGAGTTGCAGATGGGCTTGCGCACCGTTGATGCCATCGTGGTTTCTGACAACATAGTGCGCTCATTGCGTCAGCGCGGGGTGACGCTGAATGATCACGCGGCTCAAGTAGTGAAGCTGGGGACTTGCCACACAACTGAGACTCCAGATGGGGTGTCTAGCCAACTCTTTGTCACCACGGAGGCCGTCAATCTGGTTACCAAAGGCCATCCGCTGGCGCGCGCTGCAGCAGCACTGATTCGTCATCAGGCAGGCCGGGCGACGTACTACGCCACCGTGGTAGCCCGAATTCCAAAGGAGACATTGCAACGTCAGAGGCCGCTACTAGAGGCAATCGGACTGCGCATCGCACACTTCTTCTGTTCTCACTACTTCGGTGGCCGGCTTTCGGGGGGCGGACTGGTCTCAGACGAGGAGTTCGCTGCCGCCGACGGCCTTTACGGTCAGGCTTTGGCAGGTTGCGTGCAAGGGATTGCCAGTGCGCGCCTCCACTTTATTGAACACCGGAATGTAGATGTAGCACTAGGTCTAGCACTTGGGCACGTTGAACAGTTGCTCTGCGCTACAGCGAATGCCTGCGCGACCACTGGCAGCAAGATCAACCGGTGGAAGACGAGCAAAAGCATCGAAGCATTGCAGGCAGTCAGCCTAGGCGAGTGGTTTGAGCTGCTTGCCCTTGATTTGGAGCGTTTCTTCGACTCCCGTGAGAACCTCACAGGAGATAGCGATTTGATTCTCCTGGGCAGCCACATTGAGCGGGTGCTCTGGTCTTTCGGTATTGTGCTGTCAACACCGACACCGGAGCAGATCTGGATGGACGTATGTGCGGAAGAACAACTCGAGAACATGCGTCTGATGCTACGGGTCTGATGCGACGAAGGCAGTGGCAGTGCATGTGTTTGAATGCCCTTATTGGCGAGAGCCGGCATTGAGGGGCTAAACCAGAACGGCCGCTGCCAGCCTGAAGCAGTCCGCTAGGCAATGGTGTTGACCGACGACTCTTGGCCGTTAGCAGCCCTCTCAGGGCATTCCATTTCTGCCATACAGACGATAACTCGGCCTACGGCTTAAGCGCTCGTAATAGTCCCGTACCGCCGGATAGTCCGGGTGCGCCAGCGGTGTTTCAAACCACCGGTTTACTGACAGTCCAACAGGTATGTCCGCAAGAGAGAACGCCTCGCCGCAAACGTAGGCACCGGTCGAATCCAGTTGCCGATCCAGGATCCCCATATGCTTCGACCATTCCCGGCAGCCGGTTGCCAGCGCATGGCTGTCCTGGTGCTCGGGAGAGTGCCTAACCAATGACATGAAGGCATAGCTCCAGGACTTGTTGAGATCTGTTGCCTGCCAGTCCATCCATTGGTCAACTCGCGCCCTCGCCAGCGCCTCGAGCGGGTAAATCTCAGCGCCGCTATAGCGGTTGGCCAGATAGCGAATGATGGTGTTCGACTCCCACAAAACAAAATCGCCATCCTGGATGACCGGCACCATGGCATTGGGATTGAGCGCCATGAATTCAACCGTATGGGTCGACTTGAAGCCTGACCCCCAATCCTCTCGCTCAAAAGGTATCTCCATTTCGGCACAGGCCCAGAGTACCTTGCGTACATTGATTGACGATGCCTTGCCCAACACGCGCAACATTTCATGCCTTTCTTCTGCCGAGTGACGCTTTCAGGTGAGTCTATGCGGACATTGATCGTACAAAGCGATCCGGTCTGTTAGAAACCCATCCACGTCTCGCCGCATTTAAGCAGCACTTGGACTTTGGGTTAAATCTGGGCGATGGCTTCTGGCAGGTTCCGGCAGTCGCTGTTCTACCCGAAGCTGTCGATCGGAGGCGCACTGCAGCTGTCTGGTTCTGGCCGCTTTGAGTCCTTCACACCAAATACTCACTACCGCTACACCCCTCTAGGGTTCGACCTTTGACGGCCATTGACCAAAACTCCCTGCAAGTCACACAGGAGTTTTGCCATGGCCAACAAGTTCTACCCCAAGGGCGCGCAGAAGGTTCTCAGCGCGGCCATCAATTTCAGCGCCGACACCATCAAGGCCGTGCTGGTGCCGGTGGCCTATGCGTACAGCGAAAGCCACGAATTCCTCTCCGACCTGGGGGTGGTCGTTGGTGCTGCCGTGGAGCTGCAGAACAAGGTCGTGACCGGCGGCGTCTTTGACGCGGATGACATTTCCTTCGGAGCGGTGGCTGCCGGCAGCACGGTCAAGGCGATTGTGCTGTTCAAGGACACGGGTAGTGCGGCCACTTCGCCCCTGCTGTGCCATCTGGACGGGGTGACGGGCTTCCCGTTCAGCACGAACGGCAGCGAAGTCAGCACGCCATGGTCTGACGGCCCGGCCAAGATCCTCTCGCTGGTGTAAGGGACCGGCATGCTGCAGGAGAGCTATTTCAACAATGCCGGATTTGCTCTGGCGGGCGGGATCTCGGCCGCGGATACCGTGATTTCTTCTGCCATCACGATGCCCCAAGCGGGCCTGATTGAAGGCGGGGGGCGCTTCAATCTCACCAGCTTTGCGCGGGCGACCCTCGTCAACCCAGAACAACGCGATGCAGTGGAAATCGTGTTCATCGTCAGGATCAACAACGAGGCAAAGACGGTAGAAGTCTTGAGAGGCCAGGAGGGAACGACGGCGCTGGCTTGGAATGAGGGCACCAAGCTGGAGTGCCGCATCACGGCGGGCATGTTGAATGCGGCGCGTGCTAGATCGGCGTTTTCCCCGGACACGGGCGCACTCTGTATTAATTACGGCAACAACATGCGTGTGTACAGCTTTGCGGCTGGATCGCCTATAGGCCAAAACTTGATTGCCAATTCTTGGGGAATTGGCGGCGCGCCGGTGTTGCCCCAAGTGGGCGCGGATGAGGCTACCTACTTGCCCATGTCCATGTCTGTAGAAGGTGTTGGGAACACTTTTGGTATTGAGCTGGGTGTGGCACCCGACTACGAAAGCACCAAGGCCTACTATCCGGGCTCGATCGTCAAGAGCACAGAAGCTCCGTTTAAGGTGTTTTCAGCCGGTCGTGCTATGAGGTTGGGCCCGGGTATCCCGAAGCCGGCGCTAGGAGAGGAATACTGGTCGGAGCTTTCTGCAGACGCCGACGGTGGGATTGCCCGAGTGTGTTTCCAGGATGGCATGGATGACCCGGATACCTGGCTTTACCCCAGTGAGATCGGCTTCATCTGCGAAGACTACGCAGCGACCAGCACGCCGACGGTATCTGTGGGCGAACTCAATGCCAGTGGTGCCGTGGTCAGCAAGACCAATCTAGTCAATGCCGTGCCCCTTACAGCCATTGATGGCAGTCATCAGCGCATTGTGCTGGCTACCAATATCAAGAAGGGCATCCGGGGGATGATTTTCTCCATCGACACCGCGGCTGCAGGAGGAACGTTCAGGGGGCGTTTCTACTGGAAGGGCCTCTTTGTCTGCACCAATACAGCCACCGGATTCCCCTCTGAATTTGGCCCGCCCGACGCTTTTTAGCCAGGTACTAGCTTATGTCATACCCAGGCTTTAATGCAGCGCAGATCAACGGGGCAGCATCGGGAACCAGTGGTGGATCTGGCGGATTTCGGGTTTCCAGCTTGAGGCCTGTTTCCATGGGGGTGCCATCGCTGGTGGTGCACTCAGGTGAGTTTGCGGTTGATAGCCTGGCTCCGGTGCGCTTTGGGGTACCTGAAGCCAGGCTACAGATGCGTGTGGCGAGTTCGTCGCCTGTGCAGTTCGGCACGCCGCGGCTCAAGGGCCAGGAGATGCGCCCCAAGAGCCTGGTGCCGGCGCGCTTTGGTACGCCCGAAGCGCGCTTCGGCATGCCCCCTGGCGAGGTGGCGATGCAGGCCCAGAGCCTGCGCCCGGTGGGATTCGGCCGCCCATCGCTGCAGGCTGTGCTTCAGGTCGGCCCCGCACCCAGCCTGATGCCTGCGCGCTTCGGCCAGCCCCGGCTGTCCATCGGCCTGCGTGTCCAGAGTCTGCAGCCTGCGGGCTTTGGCGCGCCTGCGCTGATCTCGGTTGCGCATGTGGATGCGCTGCGGCCCGCGCGCTTTGGCGGGCCTTCGCTGCAGCTGGGCTTTGGCGTGGCGGGGCTGCGAGTAGGGCGTTTTGGCACTCCGCGCGTGCAGCTCGCTGGTCTGTCATTCGCGCCCGAGAGCCTGCAGCCGGTGAGCTTTGGCAGCCCAGCGCTGGGCGGCATGGCGATGCGCGCCAGAACACTGTGCCCGGTTCGGTTCGGGCGCCCCACATTGGATAGAGGAACGGCATGCTGACCTATAAAGGCTTTACCGGCATCAACAATGTGCTGCCCGAGCACCGCATGGGCAGCAGCGATCTGCTGCTGGCGCAGGATGTGGACATTGGACTGACGGGGGAAGTCACGCGCCGCGCCGGGTTGACGGTGGTTTCCGAGCAGTGCCACAAAAACCTGCATCAGGCTCACAGTTTCATGCTGGCGACCTGCGGCAGCGCCTTGACAGCGATTCATCCCGATGGCGCGCGGCATGTGATTCACCCGGCGCTGGGATCGGGCCGGGTCTGGTACTGCGATCTGCCGGACGGCCGCACCACCTATAGCAATGGGCTGATTCACGGCGTGACGGACGGACGCACAGGTGTGGAGCGCAGTGTGCCCTTGCCCGAATCGCTGGGTGTGCCCGACCAGTGCTTCGGGGCGCTGCACCCAGGTCAGTACCGCTACACCTTGAGTTTTGTGCGCCTGGCCGACCGGCTGGAAGGCCCGGCCATCAGCTCCGAGCCGCTGATGCTGGCGCAGGGCGGTTTGCGTCTGGATGGTCTGCCCGAGCTGGAGGGCCATGCGGTCAATGTCTATCTGAGCGGCAAGGACGGGGAGGGCGCTTATCTTGCCGGCACGGCCATGGGGCCTAGCTTTGAATTCACGTGCGACAACACGGCTCTGGTGCTGCCTTGTCGCACGCTGGGGGCCGAGCCCTTCCCGGTGGGTACGGTCACGGCCTTCTGGCGCGGCCGGGTGCTGGTGGCGCAGGGCAATGTGCTGTGGGCTTCGCGCCCCATGGCTCCCCACTTGGCGGACTGGCGCGATTTCAAGGCGCTGGCTGCGCCGATCACGGCCATCCAGCCGGTGGAGGACGGGGTGTATGTGGGCACCGAGCAGGATCTGGTGTTTCTGGCGGGTACCGACTGGGAGCAACTGGCCTATGTGCCCACGAAGCGCGGCCCGGTGGTGCTCGGTTCCGGCGTGCAGGCGCCTGGGCACCGCATCAAGCTGGGCGATGGCACGGGCGGTGGCCAGGCCATGCTGTGCATTGCAGGGGGCGAGGTGGTGGCGGGGTTTGCCGGTGGCCAGACCACCAGCCTGAGCGCTGATCGCTACCGCACTGCGGTCAAGGAGGTGTGCGCGACTTTCCGCGAGGTGAACGGCATTCCTCAGTATCTGGCGGTACCTCAATGAATTTGTGGAACCCGTTTGCCTTCGATGTGCTGGGCCGACCCGTAGCGGCGGCCACGCCGCCGGCGCTGCGCGTGGAGGGCGGACAGGCCAGCACCGAGCAACGGGCGATGGCGCAACAGGTCTTTGCGCGCTATGTGAGCCAGGCCCGTCTGTCCCAGGTACCCAACCCCACGCAGCTGGGCAAACTGGCGGACGGCACGGCTTACCGCATTGTCTCGGTGGCCGGGCAGCACATCATGCAAATCTGGCCGGCGCAGAGCAGCCGCCGCGTCAAGGTGGATAGCGGGATTCTGTTCTCCCAGATGCAGTCGGGCGAGATCTGGCTGCTGGTCAACGAACTGGTGGACGGCCGGCTTTCGGCCAAGTGGATGTTTCGCAATATTGCCCAGGAATACAGCGCGCCCGAGAAGTCCGATATTTTTGCCCTGCAAGGGATGACGGAGCGGGCCATTGCGGTGCCTGGTGGCTGGGGCTATTCCTATGCCACGCAGGGGCTGGGCCGCTATGGCTACTTGAACGTGTTCACGCCGCTGAGTACGGGCGACTATCCGGGCGAGCTGATGCATGTCTCGCCTGGCGGCACCGCGGTGTTTGTGAATACTTTGGTATCTGGCGCGCGGACGATGAGGCAGTCGGTGCTCAAGAAAAACGTGAGCGACTTGAGCCCGGCACCTTTTGGCGCCAACGCGCAAACCACGGTCATCAAGCAGGAGGTGGCCGCCGAGAGTCAGGATCTGTCGGTCGATACGCCTGGGTTTATCGACCTGGTGGATTTGTTTCCGCTGCCGAACCCGGATGAGCGTCAATTCCATGTCGTTTCGCCCAATGGCAAATACCTGGCCGTGGTTGTTCAGAAGTATGCGGGCCGGCGCTCCACCATCGTGGGCTCGCTTGTCTATGCACCGGACTATTTCGAGATCAAGTGGGATATGTGGCCCTACGTCAGCTATTCGCGCGGGGATAGCGTCAATCTGTACTTGCAGCTCACGCCCAACAATGCGCGGCCGGCCGAGTACGAGGAGACGGAGCAGATCGTCAAGGCTTTCAGAGCCGGCAGCGCAGGGTATGAGCCCGCTGCGGATGTGCTGCTCTCCGTTACGCCCAGCGTGTTCACGCCCACGATTTCTCGGGTCGTCAATAACGTGGTGCAGGCGGCCTTTCATGCCGGCTTTCATGTGGTCCAGCAATACTGGCCGCATCCGCACCTGATCAGCAGTGTCAGCCTGGTCGAGGACAACGGCGGGGCCAATAACGTGTACCAGGTGTCGGCCACGCACTCCACCACGAACAGCTACCAGCTGCGCAAGTCCAGCGAGCGTACAACCAGGCACTTGATCGGTATCACCGACAGCGGTGAGCTGATGACCCAGGACGATAACGTCAGCCTCGTTTACGAGGTGGACTACAGCCGGCCCACATCGTCCAGCGTCGTGGCCCTCACTCAGCAAGAGCACCCGCCCAAGGTCGGAGTGGAGCTCGTCATGGGCATGCCCAGCGTCAATGTCAGCTCCGGCAGCTTTGAGGCGAAGTTCAAGTACCACGCCAAGAACCTGCGCAAATACAGCCACGGCCCCGAGCTCGTCATCAGCGAAAGCTATGTGGAAGGGGTCAAGAGCGGGACGTTCTTTGAAGACCTGATACCCGTCGAAAGGGTGCGCAACGGCAGCGCCCAGGTGCAGTACACCTCAAGGGTCGTGGGTCGCCGGGTGCTGCTGCAGCGTCTTGCGGATGGGCTGCTGGTGTACTACGTGCACTCGGCCGAGCTGAGCCATCAATCCTCTTCGGCTTATTCGCAGCAGACGAGTACGGAGTCGCCCTCGACCGCCATTCCTGTTCTTCATGCGCAGGTGCATATCTGGTACCGGGGCGAGGAAACGACTTTCCCCATGGAACCCAGCGGCGCTGGCTATGCCGGCTATGCCAACCTGGGCACCAATATTACCGAGCGGGGTGAAAGCCTGCGTCCCTCTGAGAACCTGTTGGGGGACACGGAGCCCATCGGTAGCTGGGATGTGAACTATGCCGCCCTGTCCGACTTTATTGCGACCAATGTGGACAGCGTTGTGGCGCCTTTGTCCATCAACAACTTGTTTGCCTCGGCTGTCTGTGCGAAGTGCCCGCAAACGCCAGGAATGCTGCTGGAGATCTCGGTCGGCAATTTTCCGGACCGGCAAATCCGGCGTTTTCTGGTGGACCCGGTGGCGGGGGTCAGGGAGGCAGAGTCCGTTCTGCCCTGGCCGCAAGCCGCCCGCAATGCCCCATCGTTTTACCCCTTCTGAGAGCCAGCATGACAACGATAACCGTCAACACCCTTACTGGCGCTGTGTCCGAATACACGCGCCACCACTTCCAGAGCATCACGCCCAGCCATGGCGGCAGCGCCTCTGGCCTGTATGCCTTTGGCGGGGACACGGATGCCGGCTTGCCGATTCAGTCCACGCTGCGTCTGCCCGTCACGCTGCGCGAGAACACGCTCAAGCAGCAGATCGCCATGGTCTATCTGTCCATGCAGGGGCAGGGCGAAGCCGAGTTCACGGTTTTTGGCCCGGGCGGGCAGGCATGGTCTTATCCGTTTCCACTGCGCGACAGCGGCCAGACGCGCTGCCCGGTGGGCAAGGGCATCCGAGAAAACTATCTGGGCTTCGGCCTGAGTACCCCCGCTGGGCAGGCTTTCACGCTCGATCGCGTGGAAGTGCTGAGCGTGAAATCCAAGACACGGAGAGTTTGAAATGGCAGATTTTGATTTCAACGGCCCGGCCGAGATTGTTCAGGACAAGTATGAGCGCTCCATCGACCTGGCGAATCAGGCCTTGAGCGAAACCAAGTCCATGCAGGAAGCCTTCAATGCGCTGCTCCCCACCACACCCGTGATCAGCGTGCGCTGGGGCACGATTGCCGCGCCCAACTTGCCGGATCTGCCGGACTTGCCCGAGCTACCGCAGGTGGGCTTCACCACGCCCGGTGATATGCCGGCCGCGCTGGATCTTGGCAGTCTGCCGGATGTGGAGGTGGTCGGCTTCGACCTGCAGCCGCCGACCATGGACTTTGGCGCTGCGCCGGATCTGGTGATTGGCCAGGCGCCGGCCTTGCCCCAGATGCGGGAAGTGGCCATCCCCGATGCGCCGGATGTGAGCTTGCCCGACGCGCCCGAATTCCTGTCTTTGACCACGCACAGCTTTGGCGGCGTGAATCTGCACGAGGACTGGCTGGCCAGACTGGACGATGTGCCCGAGCTGCAACTGCTGGAGCCCGCGCCCTTTGAGTTCAAGCGCGCGCCTGGCTATGCCTCGGAGCTGATGGGCAACCTCAAGGCCATCCTGGCCGCGCGCATTCAGGGCGGCACGGGCCTGAGTCCCGTGGTGGAGCAGGCCATCTGGGATCGATCGCGCGACCGCGAAACCCAGATTGCCCTGGCGCGAGAGCGCGAGGTGATGCGCGGCGCCGAGGCACTGGGGTTTCCGCTGCCGTCAGGGGGGCTGGCTGGCCAACTGGCCGACGCCCGCCGCGAGTATCACGACAAGCTCTCGGGCCTGGCCCGTGACATTGCGATCAAGCAGGCTGAGCTGGAGCAATCCAACGTCAAGGATGCGATCACCCAAGGGCTGGCACTGGAGGGGCAGTTGATGGACCAGGCCTTGCAGCTCGATCGCCTGTCCTTTGATGCTGCCAAGGCAGCAGCCGATCACAGCATTGCCGCGCACAATGCGGCGCTGGAACGCTTCAAGGCACTGCTGGACGGCTACCGCACCTATGCCATGGCCTATGAAACCGTCATCAAGGCGGAAATGAACAAGGTCGAGGTCTACAAGGCGCTGCTGCAGGCCGAGCAGACCAAGGCTGACATCAATCAGTCGCTGGTGGCGCGCTACAAGGCCGAGATTGACGGGCGCATGGCGGCCGTGGAGATCTACAAGGCCCGCGTGCAGGCCGCACAGACGCTGGTGGGACTGGAGCAGACTCGCATTCAGGCCGGTGGTGAGCAGATCCGTGCCTTTGTGGCGACCATCAACGCAGAGACTTCCAAGGTGGAGCTCTACAAGGCCCGCGCCCAGGCCGAGGCCACCAAGCAGGACGCCTACAAGTCTCAGGTGCAGGCCTATGGTGCCTATACCGGTGCCCAGGCCGAGCGCGCCCGCGTGGCAATCGCCCAGGCACAGGCCAAGCTTGCGGCCAAGGAGCTGGAGTGGAGCGGCTGGAAGGCCAAGCTATCTGCCGAGGTAGCCAAGATGGATGCGGCGACCAAACAGTCTGCCATTCTGGTGGACGGCTACCGCGTGAGCGCGCATGCCATCGAGGCCAAGGCCGCGAGCTATATGCGCCGCTGGGAAGCGGACATCAAGCAGTACGAGGCCGGCTCCAACATCAGCCTGCAGACGGCCCGGATCAACACCGATCTGGCGATCCAGACCAACAATGCGCGCCTGGAGGCCGGCAAGATTGGCTTGACCACGGCCGCGCAGCGTGTGGCGAGCGCCTGGAGCATGGTCAGCACTTCCGCTGCAATCAGCGGCTCTGTCAGCCAGAGCGTCTAGCACCCCTCTAGGGTTCGACCGCTGAGCCAGTCCCCGGAAAACTCCGGGGCATGAAAAAAGCTCTCGCATCAATGCTGGCGCTGCTGGGCATTCACCAGCATCTGAGTGCCGAGCAAAAACAAGACATAGCCATCGCGGCTGTGCAGACCACGCCAGGAGCCGCATCAGCCGGTGCGGCGCGATTGGGCGGGCTTCCTCTCAGTGATTGGGCAGTGGTGGCAACCATCGCTTTTGTGGCACTGCAGGCGGCCTATCTGATTTGGAAGTGGCGCCGTGACTATGTGCACGAGCAGGCTCGCCAGGAGCTGCGCGATAAGGCCAAGGCTGCCGTAGGGGGCACGCCATGAGCAAGATTCCATCGCAGCTGCGCACCAGCATCGGCGCCTTGCTGGTCCTGTCTGGCTTGGGAGGCGGCACCTACTACGTGGACCAGGCCGCTACGGCCGAGGCCCAGCAGAATCAATACATCCAGGCGGTGGCTGCAGATCCCGACATGTCCGATGGCATGCGCATCGCCATGGTCATGGCCGCGTTCTATGAGTCCAGCAATCGCCACATCGGCGCGCCCTACGTGGACAAGCTGGGCAAGGGCCAGCCGCTGACGGTCTGCAATGGACTGACCGGCAAGGATGTGGTCGCGGGCAAGTGGTACAGCCCTGCCGAATGCTTCCGTCTGGAGAAAAAGCGCTATGCGCAGTATGAGCAGATCGCCAAGCGCTCACTGACGTACTGGGGTACTTACAACCCCTTTCAGCAGGCCACGTTCTACGACTTCCTGCACAACAAGGGCGACGGCAAGTTCCAGACCAGCACCATGAGGCGCGATGCGAACGCGGGCAACTGGGTCAAGGCCTGCCGCGAAAACGTCCGCTGGAACAAGGGCACGGTCAATGGCATGTCCGTGGTGCTGCCCGGGCTGAAGATCCGCGGCGATGCGAATGCCGAGCTCTGCGAGTGGGGGCTGTCGTGGCGCGGCTGACCGTCTACACAGCTATGGCAGCCGCTGCTGCCGGCGCGGCGCTGGCCTGGTCCTTTCAGGCGGCGCGCCTGGGGGCCGAGCTGGCCGACGAGCGCCTGCAGGCCAGCCAGTACCGCGAGCAGATCGCTGATGAACGCACGGCCGCAGCCAGCCGCGTGCTGGCCGTCGAACGCACAGTCAACGCCACATACCAAGGAGCCCTGAATGACGCCATCCAGAAGCAAGCCGCATTGCAGGCTGCTGCTGATCGCGCTCGCCGTGAGCGTGACGGCCTGCGCCAGCAACTGTCCGATGCCGAGCAGCGACTTGCTGACGCTTCCCCCGCCGCCCTCATCGAGTACGCCCGAACCCTCGGAAAAGTATTCGGACAGTGCAGCCAGCGATACACAGAGCTGGCAATCCGAGCTGATGGCCACGCAGCTGATGCAGCAACCTGCCGCGCGGCCTGGCCAGTGATACCCCAAACCAAGGAAACCCAATGAGCAAAATTGCGATCACGGAGCAAATGGTCGGCCGCTTCTTGTCTTGGCCGCTGCCGGCTGACTTTGCGCCTGACTGTGGCATTACCTTTACCCGCTCGCCGCACCCTGGCATGAGTCCCACGGGTACGAACCTGCTGCACTTCGGCCAGGCCAAGGCGATGCTGGAGCACTGCATCAACGGTGGCACTGCCAGCGCTGGCGCGCTACCGCCTCACCAGCAACGCGTGCTGGAGGAAAAGCAGGAGCTGGACATTCGTATCACCAAGCTGGATGAGTTCATCCTGCGCAATGCCTTGTTCCGCCAGCTGGACCCCGATGAGCAGGCCCGCATGCGCCGCCAGCTCGATGTGATGCGCGAGCTGTCTGTAATCCTGGGCGAGTGCATCTCTGCTTTCTAAGCCTTCCGGCCCGCACCGGCCGGCTGCCGGATGTACCCGAATGAGCGTAAACAACTATTCTGCGGAACCAATTGCCGCAGGCATACTGTTTAGAGATTTCAATCGCGAGGTGCTGCTATGAAATGGCTGCTTATCGGTTTCGCGCTTGTTGTGCTCGCACTCTGTGCAAGCCTGTTCGCATCAGTTGCGGACGACCTCAGGAGAGCTGGCGACGAAGGCTGACTGAGTTTTCGTTTCAATAGCCTTCGGCCAAAGGCATTTCCGTCCCATCGACCGCAATCATTACACCTGTGGGGCTCGGGTCGATTTCAATTGGGATGCTTCATTGGACTTACCTTGCAAAGGCGCAGCCTGCGAATAAAGAGCTGGAGTACCACAGTGGCCATGCCGGTCTGTAAGCAGGCAGCTACGCGGACAGCGCTTCAGTCGATGCACACGCAACTGATACGGCAACCTGTCGCGCTGTCCGGCCAATTTCTATGGG